AAATAGAGTTAAGGATTATTATATTATATTATATTTTTTTTCATTATTTACAAATTAAAATAAAAAGTTATAAAATTAAAAACATTATATAATACTCTATTTTTTTATGCACACATTAAGTTACTCTCTATTATTTTCGAATAAATACCCTTAAATATAAAAATTCAAGTAAAAAAGACTGTCACAATACTATAAATATCGTAACAGTCCCTATCATAATTAGTTTAAAATTATACGTTTTTGTGAATCAGTTAATATAGAATTTAAAACAATATCTTTTTTTTCTTTTAAAAATTTATTAGCAAGATTTTCATAAAACGTGTTGAGTAAAACATATTTATGACTTTTTAACTCTATCTTTCCTGATTCGTTAACATTAAACTCTACAAACCTATGTTTGTCTATTCCAGACTTTAAAGCCAAGTCAACAAGTACTCGTTTAAAATTATTTGGAGAAGATTCAAATGTTATTTGTTTTAAATACTTGCTTAATAAAATCTCATAATCAAGAACTGTAATCAATGCAATATATTCTGAATCATTAAGCATATTAATATATAACTTTTCCATTTTTATCCCCTCCTTTTTTTAAATATTAGTTAGAATAGTTTATAATATTCATTTATTAAATTCAAGCCTTTTTCTAAAAGTTCTCTTGCTTTTTCAATATTGCTAATCATTGCTGTATCATAATCATCAGCTGACCAATGAGAATATGGATGTCTTACTCTATTATAATTTGTATAGAACTCATTTAAAAATTCAAGCTGTTTTTCAGAAAGTTTATCTTTAGAAGCATTATTACATTCATATTTGCCATCAGAAGTTCTACTAAAATATGCAAAGTAATTTGCGCCATTATCACGAGCAGTATCTAACCCCATTTTATCTCCTAATATTTTATGAAGATAGTCTAAAAATAGGTGTTACCAAGCAGGTATAATCCGGCATATAACCTGTTAACATCGTGTTATAAGTTGCAGACAATAAATTATGATAATTTTTGTCATTGTAACTACCATTATAGTTTGGCAAAAGTTCATCAAAATATACTTCAACTTTTTCCTTTGGAATAGTTAAAGCATGATATGAATTCAACGTTTCTACAACACTTTGATCATTTGTTAAAAATTCAATTGCTGTCGCAATTATCTTTTGAAATAATACAGATTGTTTACCTTGAACGTAAGATTTACTGTTATTGTATAAATTAATAGAAACTCTATTCTTTGAATCAGTAATAACCAATTGTTTTCTTGTATCATGAATATCTCTTTCTTGAATTTTAATGGTTTTATTTTGATTTTCCAAAGAATTTCTATTTTCTTCATTTATACAATCTATAATTGCATTCCAGTCCTTAGCTGAATATCCTACAAAATATACTGAACCATCTCTATATGTTTTATGACCTTTTACCAATAAAGAGCTCTTTGCTAATGCATCTGCTTCTTCATTATAAATAATTCCTGAATGAGCAGGTACTTTTACAAATTCAACATCAATTTGTTTCATTTTTTCTTGCATAAATTCCATATAACTTTGAGTGAGTTTCTTATTCGCTTTCCATTGTTTAATTGCCCACATTTCTATACCACTGTAATCATAATAAATAGTAATTTTGGATTTATTGCTGCTTACTGCAACTTCTACTGCTTCTTTTACTCCTTCAAGTTCTGCTGCAACATTTCTTAATGATATTAAATCTTCACTGAACTGTTTTCCAAAAGATTTATACGAAGTGTACTTATCTCCACCTTTACTGATAATTATAGTTCCAAATCCTGCTTTTTCTGCTTCTGGATTATAGCTTCCATCAACAAATGCAACAACTTCATCTTCAGATAAAGATGCAATTTTTTCATTAATTTCTTTATTTAAATTTTCAGAAATAGAATCATCTTTTTTACTGTCATTTGTTTGTTCAATAGAGCCTGATATGAAATGTTCTGCTTCTTGTAAAGTAGCAAATGATTTATAGATTGCACCTGAATATCCATTCACTTGTTCTTTTGCTTCATCCCATGTTTGATATATACCAGGAATACGCCCTGATTTTACTGCATAATATTTTTTTGCCATTTGTTTTCTCCTTCCAAAGTTATTTAATAAGAGAGATTCCTTATACTTTATATGCCAATTATTATATCACATCAAATAAAATGTTTCATTAATAACATTATCTATGTAACAAATAATAAACCTTATAATTTCTCCCTCAATATATATATACAAATAAAAATTACATTTTTCTTCTTTTTATTGTTATTTTTTACTATTTTATTAATGAATAGTTACTTCTATAACATTTTAAAAGGAGTTCATTTATGTCCTTGCATCTTCTAGGAGCTCTGTCCGTAATTTCATATCTTTCCCAAAGATGATATTTGATTTTTTCAGATGTTTCATATCCAGCACGATCATTATCTAAATGCAAAATAATTTCTTTAATTTGTTTATTGTTCATTAAAAAATGCTCTAATGCTAGTGGAAGTTCTGTCTCTTCTATATCTTTTCCAATAATTCCTGCACCTGCTAATGACAGATAATTTTCATTGTTCCATTGATGTCCTTTTTGTTTTTCCAAAGTCTGAAATGACATAAGATCAATTGGACTTTCAAAAATATGGACAACCTCACTATCTTTATTGATAAGTCGAAAACTGTAGTGCTTATCACTGCCATAAATATCTTTTTTCCAGTTATCATCAGTTGCTCTTTTTGATGAAAATTTTGCTTTTCCTCTTTCATCATAGCCAACAAAAACGATTGAATGATCTTTCCGACATTCATAGATATAGCCTTTGAGATAATAGAAATTGACAATATCCTTATCAATACCTCTTTCACTGATCAAATAATCAAACATCTTTTCAGAATTTGAACATATCATAGGCAGTTTAAAATCATAATTCTTCTGTTTAATAAAATGTGTTTTTTTATATACAGGCGGTTTTTCTGTAATGCACTGATATATCAGAAGTGCGGCATCTAAAAAAGGCATATCATGAACTTTAATCAAATAATCTAGTGCAGTTTTTCCACCAATTCCTCGTGACCACCACATCCACATCCCATTGGTCATATGCAAACTGTCATGTGTTCTTGTCACATAATCATTGCGTGATTTTTTGACAAGTTCATTAGGCTCGTAATTAGATAAATATGTCAGTAAATCTATCTTTTTAACCTCTGCCAGTTCCTCTGGCTTTAAATATTTCTTCATCTTTTATATCCTCCAACAATAAAAAAGCCGACAATTGGTACTGCCGACTTTATCTCTCCAATGATACTGAAGGTTGAGTATTTTCTTCAGGACTGTCATCAAATGCTAATGATTCCTTGTCATCCTTTCCTCCAATATCCAGCTCTTTATTCAGTTTTGATAATCTTTGACTTAAAGTTTGCAGTTCATCCTCTTTTTCAAAAGGTTTCACCACTTCTTCTTTGGCATTGATAAACTGCTGACTGGTTTCATCATATAATGCTTTTTCTATTTCCAGTTTTTTAGGAATGGAATCTAATGCATTATCAATACGAGTGATATTTCCATAGACATCATTTCCAAGTTCAACGGGATAGCTTAAGTGTTTTTTCAAAGTCAAAATATGCTCATTATGAAAAGAGTCATATCTTAATTTCATCTCAAATCCTCGATAATTTCCTATTGTGATTTCTTCCTGAGATTTCAGCTGCTGACAGGCTAATAGAATTGCCTGACCTGCCTGTTTTTTATCAGTTATTTTCATATCCTTAATCGTCATTTCTACAAATTCTTTTTGAGGAACAACTGCATTAATATCCTTTTCTAAACAATCAATTCTTTCTTCGATGAGTTTGATTTTTTGTGGATAGTATTTTAAAATCCTATCTTCAAGTTCATATTTTTGCGAGAGATAGTTGGCTTTTGCTAGTTTCAGTTTTCCTACTTTTGCATCGAGTTCCATCTTCTCCTTGACTTTAGGATTACCACTTGCCAGTGCCTTGATTTCTGCATAACTTAATGAAGCATCATCAATATCCTCTGCACTTCGTACAGGTGATTTACTTATCATGATTTGACTGATAAATTTTTGCTTATTTTCAACTAACTGATACAGATACGCATCAAATGTCTGCTCTGTTACATAGCGATAAATATGCACATCAGTGTTTGTATTTCCCTGACGAACGATACGACCAGCTCTTTGTTCAAGATCAGACGGACGCCACGGGCAGTCCAAATCATGAGAAGCAATCAGAAGATTTTGAACATTGGTACCTGCTCCCATCTTGCTGGTTGAACCAATAAGAATACACACTTTCCCCTGTCTGACTTTAGAAAATAATTCTTTCTTTTTGGCATCTGTTTTTGCGTTATGGATATAGGCAATTTCATTTTCAGGAATACCTTTTTCAATAAATTTTGCTTTCAATTCATCATAGATATTGAACTCATTTGCCTTTGGTGTAGACATATCACAGAAAATAAGCTGTGTAGACTTTTGACTTTCAGTTTCATGATAAATCCTTAAGACATTGTCAATACAGGCATTGACTTTGCTGTTTTCGTATTCAGGCAATATAGGGTTAATCAGTCTTTGATCAAGTGCAAGTTTTCTTCCATCATTGGTAATTTTCAGCATATTATCCTCAGTAGGATCAACACCGCCTTGTCTTATCTGTTCGGCACGCTTGCCTAATGATTCAACAATTTCCTTTTGCATCTCACTAGGCTTAACTGCGATATTGTGATAATGTGCTTCAGGCGTTGGGAAATTCAGCATATCTGCTGTCTTTATGTCTGCAACTTCCTTAAACATCGAGATCAATTCAGGAAGATTAAAGAACTTAGCAAAACGAGTTTTCATGCGATAGCCTGTTCCTTCAGGTGCTAGTTCTATAGCTGAAACTGTTTCACCAAATGTGCTTGCCCATGAATCAAAATGCTGTAAATTGTGTTTGACAAGCGTTCCATACTGTAAATATCTCTGCATCGTATACATCTCTGTCATGCTGTTGGAAATAGGAGTACCTGTCGCAAAAACAATTCCCTTTCCATTGGTAATTTCATCTAAATAACGGCATTTCATAAACAGGTCTGATGATTTCTGTGCTTCAGTCTGTGCAAGACCTGATACATTCCTCATCTTTGTAAAAAGGAAAAGGTTTTTATAATAATGGGCTTCATCGACAAAAAGACGATCAACACCTAATTCTTCAAAGGTGATTAAATCGTCTTTTCTGTCCTGATTATTCAGTTTTTCCATCTTAATTTTTAATGATTTTTTAGTTCTTTCCATCTGCTTGATGGTAAATCTCTCGCCATTGTTTGCCTTCAAATCCTGAATGCCACGGGTAATTTCTTCTATCTGATTTTCTATCGTCTGTATCTGCCTCTCTATAGACATTGGTATCTTTTCAAACTGTGAATGACCTACAATAACTGCGTCATAATCACCTGTTGCAATGCGTGAAAACAGCTTTTTACGATTTCTTTTTTCAAAATCTCGTTTTGTTGTCACGAGAATATTGGCACTTGGATATAATTGCAGAAATTCACTTCCCCACTGTTCAACCAAATGGTTAGGAACAACGAACATGGATTTATTGGAAAGACCCAGTCGTTTCAGTTCCATACATGCTGCAACCATTTCAAAAGTTTTTCCAGCACTAACCACGTGGGCAAGCAGTACATTATGTCCATACAGGATATGAGCAATCGCATCTTTTTGATGATTTCTTAGTTCGATTTCAGGATTCATATTTGGAAAAGTTAAATGACTTCCATCATATTCACGAGGTCGAATACTGTTGAAATTTGTGTTATAGATTTTTGTCAGTCTATCTCGCCTCTCCATGTCCTTCCATACCCATTCGACAAAGGCTTCCTTAATAGAATCCTGCTTCTGTTGAGTAATCATTGTTTCTTTTTTATTGAGAATCGCAACTTTTTTGCCTTCATCATATTCATAGTCGAATATCTTTGTTGATTTTAAATTTAGACAGTCCTCAATCAGTTTATATCCATTCACTCGATGCGTTCCATAAGTTTTGTCTGCCTTGACATTGTTTTTATCATAGCTTTTGCAACTAATATTCCATGCTCCTGTTACATTGGAATAAGTGACATTGATATAATCCTGATAATATGCTGATGTTCCCAATAATTCAAAGACAAATTGTGTATAGACATCTTCAGGTATCCATGTAGCACCAAGTCTGACTTCGATTTCACTTGCACTCAAATCCTTTGGCATTGCTTTTTCCAATGCCTTGACATGGCTTTGATATGATAGATCAATACCAGCAGACAGTTTGGCAGTTTCCAGCTTTTCACGGACATTCCCACTTAGATATTCATCAGCAGTAACGTATTCATCTTTGGTATCACTATCTAAAACATGAGGTATTTTATAGATCACTCCATCAAGTTCTCCAATCATTTCATCAATAGAATGACCACACAGTTCACTCATATATTCAAGATCAACTTTTCCTTTCTCGGTTAGCGATACCATCAGTGCTTCACTTGCAGTATCGACATGAGTAATGTCCACTTTCTTTCGGATTGTACGCTTTGTAAACATATCAGCCTTGCTTTTGAGTGTGCCATCTTCATTGAGATTTTCAAGCGAACATAAAAGGTAGAATGAACTGTCATCTCTAAATGCAAGGGAATTGCCACGACTGTTGATAAGACCATATTTTGACGTAAAATCATCATAGATTTCATTCAAATGAAGCTGTTCATCTTTGATTTCATGTTCAGGGTAATCTTCACTCTGCAGTTCAATTAAATGCCTAATAGAATCCCTGATAGCGATTAAACCAATGATTCTGTTTTTAGCGGTTGCTGATACATCCACTTTATTCATCACACTGTTGATACGATAATATATTTCATCATTATGAATTGTATAGCTGAAATTTCTGATATTTTGATCAGCAGGTATTGATTCAATGACTTCATCTTCTGCTATATCTTCTTCAATGACATATTCGTCAATCTCGCCATGAATATTTTCTATTGCCTGAGCAAGTGCATCTTGTAATGAAATATCTTCATATGGTTCAACTGTTAAATCTTCTCGACCATACATGCTTCTTGTCTTTTCAATTGTTCCAAGTATCATTTCAGGATGATCTATAAAATACTGATTGATGATATTTCCTCTATCATCAAATCCTGTAGAAACCCATATATCATCACGAACGATAGGTCTGTCCCTTTTCTTCAGAAAGAGAATATCACTCACTGCTTTCGTATCATCAAAAGCATTATTAGGCAAACGTATAGCACCTATCAGCTCACATCTTTCATTGATATATTTTCTGACTGTGCTGTTTTTCTTGTCCATCGTATAACGTGATGTAACAAAGGCAATCAGTCCTCCTGGTCTAACTTTATCAATCGTTTTTGCAAAAAAGTAGTCATGAATATTGAAATTCAGCTTATCATACTGCTTATCCATGACCTTGAACTGTCCAAAAGGAACATTACCAACTGCAACATCAAAAAAGCTATCAGGAAGTTTTGTTTCCTCATAGCCTTCTACTGCAATATTTGCATTCTGATAAAGTTGTTTTGCGATTCGTCCTGTAATCGAGTCGAGTTCAATTCCATAGAGTTTAGACTGTTTTAGCTCATCAGGAATCATACCAAAAAATCGTCCTGTTCCACACGATGGCTCAAGGATATTTCCATATTGAAAGCCCATTTTTATTAATGCTTTGTAAATGCCATCAATAACTGCTGGTGAAGTATAAAACGATGATAACGTTGACTCTCTTGCCTGTCGGTATTCATCATCATTTAAAAAGTTTTTCAGTTCCAGATATTCCTTTGACCATGAAGATTTTGTTTCATCAAATACATCAGCGAGTCCACCCCAGCCTACATATCCTGCGAGAATTTCCTGTTCGGTTTCTGTTGCATTTCTTTTTTCTTTTTCTATTTTTTTCAAGGTCATAATGGCTTCAATATTGTAACGATAGCGTTCTTTAGGTGTCCCTTTTCCGATGTTATCATCATGAATAGCATAATTAATCTTAGGCTGTGGTTTTCTTTCAATGACTGGCTGTATTTTTGAAAAATCCAATAACAGCTGATAATCTCTTTCTCCAATAACTTCAGGTTTTCCATCTTCGTAGACTAAAACTTCATCAAGCAGAAAATCATAGAATTCTTTTCCCTGCCACAGATTATAACCATCACCTGCAATGATACTATCATACTCATCATCCCAGCTTACTTCTATATCTTCTATCTTCAGCTGATGAAGAATATTTTCCAGTGTATTAAGTTCAAGATTTTGTCTATAGTCAGGAGATATTTCAAACCCATAATCTCTGCAGTATTTTTCAAACATAGAAAAAGGCATATCATGTCCATCTATCGCATCATCATAAATATCAATTGTATAATGGCCTAAGCGATTTTCATCACTGTAATACTGCTCCATTGTCAAATGAAGTTGCTTATCAATAATATTTTGAAGCCATGTTCCTGTATACTGATCAAGTTCCTCCTGAATCATTTCATTATCATTTTGACTGATGTCATAAATGAGATTATCCATTTCATAATAGACAGGTTTTAATGTTTTATCTTCTCTATTGATTTCAAATTTCATATAGGGATCATAGACATCAAACATATAGCTTTCATTCAAATGGAACATTGTGATAAGTTCAGGTTCATCCATAAAATTAGTAATCGTTAAAGGTTCATCATAGCTTGTTCCACGATAAAGCATATAACAGCTTTTCTGTTCAACTATATTTTTTGCAAACTGATTGAACATCTTATAAAACTCATGATAGAGTTCATAATTCTTTTCTTTAGAAAATGATGAATAATCAATTCCCTGACTGTAGTCTTCATAAATATCTTCAATGAGTCCGTCAATGACTGCCTTTTTAAAATCTTCATTTTGAGTATAGGCAAGATAGACATCTCTGTAATCTTTATTCATTGAAGCAATTACTGAAATCATTTCACTTCGTATAAGTTCTTCTGCTTCATCAGCAGTTGTATATCTATCTCTAAGCGAAGAATAAATAGGACTGTTTTCAATTTTTTCTTTGATAAGCGGATAATACTGTTTCAGTAAGTTACCATCATCATTTAAGGTATCATCTTTAATATCATCCTGTATAACTGGCTCAACATCTATGACATCATGAAGAAGTCTGTCATTTAGAGGATTTTCCCTTAAAATTTGGTCAAACTGCTCTCTTGTAAAACTATCTGCAAATAATGGGAAACTGACATTGGAAGCATAGATTTCATTATCACTGATGTTTTGAATCACATATTCATCAGCCCCATAATAAAAAGTATCTCCTTCATGATAGATATATTCCTGATGATACTTTTTTGGTTTTTCATCTGCTTTATTATCGACTTCTTCATATCGTTTTCTTTCAAAGGCAAGTTCCTTTTCCATCTGCTTTTGAAGATAAATAGGATAATAGTCTTTTTCCGCCTTATTCAAATAACGATCGAGTTCTATCAGCTCATTGATACGCTTATTGACCTGTTTCCATTTCAATGTGACTTTGATTTCATCATTTCCTATTTCTCTGCCTCTGCTTAATGTAATGCCTTTTGCATCATACCATTCATCAATAACACCAACTGCTGGATTGCTTCCACCAATACCATATTCATTTTTTAAAAAAGCCATGTTCTGCTTTTCACCTTCATGTTTGCTCATCTGCTGATAGATACGATATTTTCCATCCTGAACGTTGCTTCCTTGTATAAGAATACGATCAATTTCCTCCTGTGAAAAGAAAATACCATTTTTGAATGACTTCTCGTTTTCATAGATAGCATTTTTCTGTTCTTCTAATGTTGGTATCTGAACATCAGAATCATAATAACGTGATAATATCAGTCCATCAATTTCTTTAACAACCAGCTCCCATACATAATCAACTGATTCTTCCTGATGATCAAAGGTGCCAAAATACATATGAAGATGTTCATCTTCTTTGATAAAACCTAAGGGAACACCATCAGTTTCCCATTCAACCGCATGATCAGGATAGCAGTCTTTCATATACTGTAAACGTTCATTTTCATCTTCATGTTCCTTAAAAAATACAATGATCTGTGATGATGTCTGAAGCAGTTCATCATGATAGCTAAGAAGATGAATCATCGCATTTCTATTAAGAATTTTCATTCGATAGGCTTGCTGCAATCCTGACATCTCTGACCATCTTGGAATCAGATACTCACCCTCATCTATCAGTTTCGATACTTCTTTTTGCAGTTCAAAAAAAGATAAAAATGACTGTGATTCCATTTTAAGATAGTTGCCACTCCAAATATCTAATCCATGACCATTCTTCCTGTATCCTAGATAGGAATAGTCAAATTCTTCAGGTTTTCTAAATGTCTGGACTAAAGTATCATCATAACACTCTTCCAAATATTCGGCACGTTCCAAGTCATCACTGTGTGTTCTAAAAAAATTAGCTATTTCTTCTCTTGAATGCTGTAATTTAATATCTTCTCTTAATACCTGCGGTAAATACTGTAAATCAAAAGGCGGTATTTTTGGTTCATCAGTAACCTCAATATCGCCTAAATTCAAATCTAGCTGTAAACGATCTCCTGTAGAACGACTTCCTCCGCCTGTGCTTTCAGAATATTCATGTGTTTCACCCACTCCATTGGATTCTTCTCTTTGTCGGGTGCTGGATGTCTTTGCAGCATCTGTTCCATCATCAATTCTACTTTCTCCTCTGCCTGTTTCTGCACTTCGTTTAGGTGGCTGTTCAACAAATTGTTTTCTCTCAAGGCGAACAGATGTGCTGGCTGGTTGCTCTTGAGATAGTTCATCCTCATCATAGCGTATTTCCCCAATGGTTTTTGTTCGTTCTCTATTTTGATGTTCGGAAACTGATAATCCCCTACCTGACTGTATGTGATTTCTTTCATGTGTAATGCTCCTTTCCTTTTCTTCATCTTCATTATGAAAGATATTCTTCCTTTGAACAAATGTACGATTTTGTGCCTTCATCAGTTCACGAGCTATTTTCCCTATTTCACTAAGTGCCATATCACTGATTTCTCTGTTTGCAGTTCCTAAAATACCAATCATATCAAATGTATCAAATAAGGATATAGTGTCAAAATCACCTTCATCAAAATAAAATGATGGCTCAACATTACTTCTTTTCATGAAACAGTAGGCAAGTGAATTTTCAAGAATATTTTCAAATATCTTTCTGATTTCAAATTCTTCCAGGCCTTCAAAAGAACTGTCCTGATGATATTTCACTATCTGCTGAAAATAATCACTGCTGTTATCTTCAACAAGCATATGGGCTATTGAAAGATAGGTATTTCCTAAATCATGCTCATTATCTAACCCATCATAGATATTAGATAATGATTCAATGACATCACCATGCATTGAGTCACTGATTGACCATAATTTCAGTTCCTGATGATATGGACTTCTTGTATCGGATATATCAAAAACATATCTTAAACTTGAATATCGTTTTGTATCATCAATCAACGCAATACCTTTCGCACCTTTATTGATCCATCTGTTCATTCGCTCATTCCAGTAGTCAAATTCGGCACACGCTCTTGCATCAGGTCTTTGTGCATAAATTAAAATCTGATCCGTAAAATTATATTTGAACATATAGGAAGCTGTATCTAAAAAAGACAGCCATGACTTTTCATCTTTCACGACTGCCTTTGATGTCTTAGCTAAAAGATCGTTAATCATTTCAAATTTATTCACATGATCTCACCTCCTTCAAATTATCATATTTATCTTTCCATTTCCTTTGATTTTTTCTTTTGCTGTATTTTTATTAAATTTTCTTTTGCCCATTCAGGAATTTTTTCATCTTTGATGACACCAAGTACATCATATTTTTCAATACGTACTTCTTTCCCCGTATAAAGATTATAGGCAAATATGGCATTGCCACTGCTTTTTGGATGACATCCAAATCCGCCATCTGCTAGATAAAGCTGATGAGCAATGCTTCTATACTCTCTTTGCAGTATATCAGTATTTAAAACAACGACCTTGCCTTTGAGTGTTTCAAAATCATAAATAGATAGGCAGTCATCACAGGTTAGCTTTCCGTCAGGTTCTTTTTCTCTTTCCTGTTTATTTTGCAAAGATTGTCCATGAATGGCGTTATAAAATACTTCTATGATTTCAGAATAATCATTTGATTTTTTATCAATACGATAACTGATGACACCTAAATCCTCTAATTGCCTATCAACAGTACCAAATATATATTCAGAACTGTCAATCCCTACCTTTTCACCAATATAAAATTCTACTGTCCCTACTATTTCTGTTTTCAGTATTCCATAACCATCTGCATAATCCAAATAATCATCTTTCATAGCCATACTTCTCCTTTTTATCAGGTCTTATTTCTAATTGACGATCATTGAAATAGTCGTCTAAAATTCCATGACTTCTTTCTTTGAAATCTTCATATGCCTGATGAAAGTTTCTAAAGTAATGACCGTTATCATAACCTCGTCTTCTTGTTGGTGTTGTTCGCCACGTCACATATTCCTTTGTAGTTGGCTTACAGGCAAGAACGATACTTCTTCCACCTGCTGTAAATTCATCAATAATAGGACATCGTTCATTGATCTCCTGATACAGTTCTATCACATCAGGTACATCACATGCATATCTTCCAAGCTGAGAAAGGACTTCATAACTGATATGATGGTCTTTACAGTATTTGAGATATGTCTGCATACCTGTCATATGCTCTATTTCACCTTGCAGTTCCTCTATACAGCACCAGACTGCATAATGATAGTCAAGTGGCATATAAATAATCTCGTAGCCGTTTTCCAAATCATCAAAAAGATAGGAATCGACACTATAATCCCATTCCGGTATTTCAAAATATCCATCTTCAAATCCTTCGATATTGATCTTCATGATATACCCAACATCAATATTGACTTTTTCATTTAAGGTTATCTGATAGCCTAGACTTCCATCAATATTCATTCTTTGCAGTATTTCAACAACATCACATTCAGGTACATCTTCCTTTTTAAGATAATTCTTTGACTGTCTTATGATTTCATCTATTTCCATATCGGCACCTCTTAATATAATGGTTCTCCTGCAATTTGTTTAAAGTCATTGACTAGCTGATCATTTTCAAGTTCCTTTGATTTATAGTAACTGAAACTCAATGCAAAGAAATGATTGTTATAGTCTGCAAAAGCATTTTCTATCACACTGTGATAATCACTGTATTCCATTTCAAGAGTATCGACATCAACGACCATCACTCTATAAATAAATTCAGTTTTCGCATGACCTGAAGTATGAACGATCCTTTCCTGAAAACCAAGCATCACTCTTTTATTTCCAATAAATTCTGATAGAAGAAGGTCATAATCATCATAGCTGTTTTCTACTAACATAAATGCAATATCAGTGATTTCTCTATGGTTGTGATATTCAAGCAAGTCACAATTGATTCCTGTTATATTGCAGAAAAGCAAATAGGAATAAACTCCTTTTTTCATATAATTCATCGCATCATCTATATAATCGGCAATAAAGTCCCACATATGTCCATGCCACAACAAATCCATATAAACAAGTTCACATCCATCCTGCAGACAAAAAAGGATATAACCCTCTATACATTCCACTATGCCCAATAATTCATATTCCTCTTTATATCTTATCTGTTCATGAGTAAAGATATTTTTCTTTCCATAAGCGTTATAGATCAATTCTTCACCATGATCACGAATACCAATAATTAATTTATTCTTTCTTTTGGTCTTTTTTACCAGCACAAAAGTGATGTCAGGCTCATCAAATAATTCTTCCTTGTCGATTAAACTTTTTGCCTGTTCAAATAGCTTTATATTTTCCATTAATTCCATATTTCAAATTCTCCTCTCCAAAATAAAAAAGGGAGCTGATCATATAAACCTTGCTCCCTTACTCATTTACATTAACTATTTACTTTTTTTCATTTCAATACAAATCATTTTCTTTAATCTTCTATTATGAACATAAATTCTTAGTCCTAAAACCACTAAAAATATGAGCAATTCTGTGAGAAGTATAGAAAATTTATTCATCTTCATATTCCTTCTTCTTTCTTAGTTTTAAGGCTGTTACGATACCAAGACCAGCTACAGCAGTCATGACGATATATAAACCAGCTTGAGAACTGTCACCTGTTTTAACGGTAACCGATTTATGTTCATCTTTCATAACGACTTTTTGAACTTCACCTGTATCCTTGATTGTAAATTCAACATCACTTGCAGTTTCATATCCTGCTGGTGCTAAATCTTCATGCAAAATATAAGTTTTATTCACTTCAAGTCCTTCGATACGATGTGGTTCTTTCTTTGAAGTCCATGTTTCAATGACTTGACCTGTTTCCTTATCCGTTAAAGTTAATTTTGCACCTTCGATTTCCTTTGAAGTTGTTGCATCGACTTTTGAAATATCAACTTTTGTGATTTCATCTTTCATCACTACTTTTGTTGTACTTCCATCACCATTAACTGTAAAAGTGACATCTGAAGCAGTTGCATATCCAATAGGAGCTAAATCTTCATGAAGTATATATTCTTCATCGACTAATAAACCTCTGATGATATGAGGTTCTTTGTTTGATACCCATTCTTCAACGATGTTTCCATCTTTATCTTTCAATGATAAATGAGCACCTTCTAATTCTTTTTCATCAGTTGCATCAACTTTAGAGATTTCAGTTGTTGTCTTTTCATTTTTGATACTGATATTTTCTGTATAAATAATCTTATCGCTATAGTCATAGCTTAAATCAATGTCATAGACTTTATCGTTTGGAACATATCCTTCCAATGTTTCAATTTCTTTCAATTCATATTTTCCTAATGGCAAGTCAGAAATATTGATTTGTCCTAGCTCATTTGTAATATATCTTCCATCTTCTGAAATATCCATTGATACTGTATCTCCAGCTTTATAAATCAATGTATTTCGTCCATCTAATGAATAAATATCTTCTTTAGCAGTTAATTGGAATGTGACACCACCTAATAATTCTTGAGTATCAGCATCTGTCTTTTCTAAATGGATTTCTCCATAAGGTTTAATGTTAGTGATATTCACATTGATGACATATTCTTTTGTTGTTGTATCTTTCTGTTCAAAGACAACATCATTGACTTCTTCTGATAAAACATAGCCTTCATTTGTTAAAGTTTCTTTTAATGAATAATGTCCCATTGGTAAGTCATTGACTGTTAAAATGCCTTGAGCATTTGTTTTTCCTGTTGAAACAACCGTTCCTTTTTTGTAGATAACAGAACCATCAATGGCATTGATGATATTTTCTTTCGCAGTTAATTCATATTCGACATTTTCCAATGAATCAGCAGTCACTTTATCTGTCTTTTGAATAATCAATTTACCATGAGGTTGATCATTTTTGATTTTAACTGATAAGATAGGTGTTTCATCTTCATCAACATCATAGTTGTATTGATTTGTGATTGTAAATGAAATAGGTTCTTCCAAATCTAGAAAACCTTCTGGAGTTTTGATTTCTTCTACAGAATAAGTCCCAGCTCCTAACTCTAATGGTAAAGTCACTTCACCATTTTTACCATCTTTGACAATAACTTCATTTTTACTGTTGGTTGTAAATGTATCGATCTTTACACCAGCCACTTTTTGAGTAACATAGTTTCCCTGATTATCTTTAATTTTAAATGAAGCAGAGTTCAAAGTCACTGTTTTTCCTGTTTCCTTATCAACTTTCACTAATTTCACTTGAGAAGTGAATGGTCTGTTATTGATATTGATACGTTTGACCTGTTCAACATCTTTGTATTCACTGTAATCATCAGTTACTGAAACAGTAAAGTCTGGAGCAGTGATGTAATCTTTTGGAGTCTTTGTTTCTTTGACAAGATATTCCCCATAAGGTAAATAAGGAGTGTTTGCAATTCCATTGGCATCTGTTGTAATGATGGCATAAGGCTGTGCATTATCCCAACCAACATGATCGACTTCACTTTTCAATTATAGCGATAGGTAAGGATTTGAAATTATCTCCACCTTTTCCCCCGCTCCACACCGTGCATGCGACTTTCACCGCACACGGCGTTCCATCGATTTTTTGATTTTGATTTTTTAAACATAATTTACACACTTCGAACTTTTATATTTTTTCTAGATTATTGAGTTTTCTATACTCATTAATCCTATTAATGTATTTGCTTTTCAAATTTAGTTTATTAATTGCTTGTTTAACTGATTTTGTATCTTCACTTGATATAAGTAATTCACCTTTACTTGATATTAATCTTAAATTCTTGTATATATCATTTTCGATACCTTGCATTTGTTGTTTATGAAGGTAATGAATTTCATATGGTTGCAAATCTATACCTGTTAAATGACAATGTCCTTTTTGTGAAGAAAGCAATGATAAAGCATTGTCTACTTTTTCTATTGATACTCCTTCTAGTGGGTTATTCAGTAGCCACAGCATTGCTTCCTTGTTCATCATTAGATTATCATGTATTATTTTTCGCCCTTCAATGGTATATTTATTTACTAAAGGTGATTTCATACGTGGTATCTTCATCTTCACATAACTGATAGGCAGTATTACTTGTCCTCTTACATATCGTAATGAGCTACTTTTACCATATTTACTCTTTAGGAATTGATTTTCTATTGAACCGTCTTTTTTAATTCCAGATATTCTATTGTTTAGTCGCTTATTAATCTTAAAAGAGATTTTGCGAAAATCTTTACTTACTAATGTTGCTAAGCAATAGTATTGATGAATACCAACAACTTTTAGATTGTACTTTTCGATTGCCTTAATTTCATCATTTATACTCTTTGGAAATTCTATTGCCTTAATTTGATGTATCAACGATTTTTCAATCTTACAAAATGCTTTATCAGTAATATGAGATTGTACTTTATGCTTTTTCTTTTTGGGAATTACTTTAGTTTTGAAACCAAGGAATTCCGAATAATTTCTCTCTAAATTGACTATTTTAGATTTTTCCACACTTATATCTAGTTTTAATCTTTCTTTAAGCCATTTTTGAGTTGCGATAAATATTTTCTTAGCAGTTGCATAATTTCTACAAAATATTTTGAAGTCATCAGCGTACCTGACAATATATATTTCTTTTAATTTAGTTTTTCGCAGTTCTCTATAGGTATGACTTTTGTCCCTTGTACCATTCTTATGAACTCTTTCTTTATATTGATATCTAGTTGGAAAAGTTTCCCATTGGCTTGATATCCACCAATCAAGTTCATTTAAAACTATTAATGACAGTAATGGTGATAGTATTCCTCCTTGCGGTATTCCCATAGTTGGATATATTATTTCTTTATTTGGCATAACTATAGGTGCTTTTAGCATTTCTTTAATTATGCATATCAACTTTTTATCATTGATTCCTAGACTCCATATTTGTTTAATGAGTTTCGAATGGTTTACATTGTCGAAGAAACCTTTTATATCAAGGTCTACAACATAGTGAAGATTACTAAGCTTCATATATTTATTGCATGTCGCAATTGCATTTTCTGCCGAACTGTTTGGTCTAAATCCAAAGGAATATTTATAAAACTTTGCTTCACAAATAGGTTCTAGTATTTGCAATATGCATTGCTGGACAATTCGGTCAACAATTGTAGGAATACCTAATGGGCGTGTTTTCCCATTAGCTTTTGGTATTTCTACTCTTTTAACCGCTCTAGGTTTATAGTGTTGGAACTGTTTTTTAATTAAATTGACATATTCCTTTTCACCAAGCTTTGCAATATCTTTAATTGTTCTACCGTCTACTCCAGGTGTATAACTACCTTTATTTGACTTTATAGTTCTATATGCTAACTTAATATTTTCATCAGCAGTAATAAGTGATATTAGATTTTTGAATTTATTACCATTGCTACTTTTCTTGTACAATTTATCAGTTAATTCTTGCATATCATAATACTCTAAATATCTTAAATTGCTAACTGTTTTGTGCTTGTTCGAAGTCAACATAGGCACCACTCCTTTCGGTGGTTTTCTTTGTCATACTCGAAGCTATGTTTATTATGCTTTCAATCTCCTTTCTAAAATATCGACTTGAGGCTATCCCTCCACCACTTGTTATCATGGATTCATCGGTACTGTGCCTCTACTCTCACTAGAATACAAATAGTTATAGTGCATTAGCACCTTTCCTATTTTACATGTCATTGGTTTGTAATAACCTCTTTGTTTCTAGCTTTCCACGTTCCAGTTATTCTATCTTTGATTATCCTTAGGTGGCTCCTATAGTCCTGTACACATTACTACAGTAACTTAATGCCTATAACATTATATGGTATTTCATACATTCAAATCTTACTTTACCACGTGTACCCCAAGCTCTTGGGAATTGCCTTTCGACAACTTATTCATCTGGACCCGTACATTCGGAACTTTGTCAGTGTTTCAAACACATTCTCACCATAGATAATCGACGCCCGACATATAGATTACACCACGTACCTCTACGTGACTTTCCTCACCATTATGTGTTAGGGTAATTTTCTGCCGACTTCACCGAGCTTTTGACATCAAGTCATTACATACTTTTTGCCAATCGGAGTATTAGCGAGAGCGTTTCAAGACGTTACTCTATCATTCCACTCTTTGAATAACTAGTTCTCCTAAGTTATTTAATTGTATATATACAACGACTTAGTGCATAATCTTTTCAATTATGAACGTGTCGCACTGAAAGTGAACTCAGCACCTTGTAAGCCTTTCACAAATCCTGAGATACTGTCTTTTTCCCCTGATTTAAAGACTTGTATCTTTTGCATATTCACTCTGTTTGTTGTTTTCTTTGATGAAGTCACTTTAGATACAGTTTGTCCTTCATATTCCAAAGTTACATTGATAACTGAATTATTTAAAACTAATGAGTCATTAGAAGATGTTTCTTTGATGTAATAATCACCTAAAGGCAAATTTTCCCATGTGATTTTTCCATCTTCATCTGTTTTCTTTGATGATACTAAAGCATCTTTTTCATAGAATGTCTTTGTTCCAGCTTTGTTTGTAATTTTTTCTTTGGCATATAATTGATAGGTGTTGCCCTTTAAATAAGCATCACCTTTTAAGCCATCTGTTTTAGAAGTATCGATTGATTTTGATAGTTCGATTTGACCTGTTGGTTCTTCGTTTGAAAAATCAATCTTTGTTGTTTCATTAGCTTTGACAGTAAATGTTTTTTCATTGACATTGATCAAATAACCATTAGCTGATTGTGTTTCAACTACCTTGTATTGTCCTAATGCTAATCTTTCAAGGTTGATTTGACCATTTTCATCAGTTGTATAAGTCTTATCATAGCCATTTGGTCCTGTAATGTGATAAGTCGTATCAGCAACAGTAGCACTTTGATCTGAATTGTATTTTGTCAATTCAAGTTTTCCAAACTGATTGACTTTGACTTTCATTGAAGTTTGCATAACATCACTGATTTTGAACGTAGCAACTGCCTGACAGTCATCAGCAGTATAGTAAATACTGACACCTGTTTCAGAAGTTGGAATGTTTTTCTTCAATACGATATTGGCTTCATTGATAGATGTTGAACCTTTTACAGTTAATTGATTTCCACTAATAGAAACATCTAATCCACCATTATCAGCAACAACCATATCCTTTAAGACACTATTTGTATCAGTTAATGTTAAAGTTCTATCAGCATCAACTGTTTGTGTTTTTGAAACAAACGATGGAGCAGTGTAGTATTTATCCACATCAGCTAAAATTTCTTTCCATTTTTGTTGAACTGCCTCATATGTGTACGCTGTAGGTGTTCTTACCCATTCCAAATCAGTTCTTTCATGAAGTTCTCTCCAGATTAATCCTTGAGTAATTGCATAACAATCTCTGTCGGTTCTTCCTGCAACCTTTGTTCCATAATAGGCAATCAAAGATAATCTTTTTGCCTTTGCTTCACTAATGCCTATATCTTTGTAGCTTCCAGCAGTCACAGTTTTATTGCTGTGAAATGTAGTGAAATAATCCACACAGAATACAGGCTGATTATCAACCATCAAATATCCTTCTCGACCATGTGTAGAGCCATCTGTAGGATCAACAAGTACCCAATCATCATATGAAACTCTTTGTGTTGTTCCTGTCAATGCAAAGGCATTTGTTGTAAGTCCACTTATCAGCATAACTGCACTTGCAAGACATAAAGCACTTTTCTTCATTTTACTTTTTAATTTTTTTAGCATTTTTTCTTCTCCTTGTTTTGATTTTGCGCATAAAAAAGAGGAATAGTTTTATATTCCTCAGCAAAGACTAGGTGATCTAATTCTAATCATTTTCATTTTCCTCCAATAAAAAAAGCATCACATAATGGATGCCTATATTTTCAATCACTAGATATATAATTTTTAATCGTCTAAATATATAATTTTTAATCGTCTAAATAAACTTGTATATTTTCTTCAATCTGCTGAACATTTCGTTCTTTCTGAATCTGTTTATCTTCGTTATCCCAAGTTAAAAATACAGCTAAACCAATCACAAACAATACGACTAATAGTTTTTTCATAACACTCAGCTCCCTGTCTTTTATTTTTTTCTTTTACAGTTTCATTTTATATTGAGTATTTATGAATAACAAATGTACGATTAATTTGCCTTTCTTAGATTTTTGCTTTTTCTTTTGGCAGATTCAGAGCCTTTTGAATTTCTTCTTACAAAACATCTGTAAAACTTTTTAGGCATAATATACTGCTTTTTCATTTCTTTCTCCTTTGCTACTTCTTATATAGATAGAAATTAAATATAATACTTTAAAACATAATTCACTTTTCTTCCGTTAGGTAATATATACCCGTTAGGTTGAAAGGGGTTCTTAGGGGAAAACGCAGTCACGTTTCCGAGCAAAAAAAGACAGACTTCCCCTTATAAGCCCGTTGATATATGAAAATATGCAATTTTTAAAGTTACATCTGTAACTGATGTTTATCTTTCATGTTCCTTATTTCTTTTCTTTGCCCATGTTTTCAGTAATTTTAAAATGACTTCACTTTTTTGTCTTGGAGTAAAATCCTTAGGAAAATATTCATCTATATCCTCCATTTTAAAAGAAATCTTTTCTTTTTGATTAGCTTTTACTTCTGTCATGATTGAATAGATGACATTTTCATCTAATCTGTTTTCCTTTGATAATTCCTTCATTCTAATAGTTTGAGCATGAGATGGCGTTAAATCAAGTTCTTCTATATATTTTACGACAAGTTCTTGATTTCCTTTGGATAAATAAGACAATTCAACTGCTGGATTAAATGCTATTTTCTTTTTATCTTCTCTTAATCCATCGACCATTTCTCTTAAAGGTTCTATTAGTTCAGTTAAGCGAATATATCTTTGGACTTGATTTCTGCTTTCACCAACTTGTTCAGCTAGTAATTCATCTGCTCTTTTTAACTTCGTCCCAACTTGGGACAAAGTTAAATCAGTTCTTCTTCCCTGATGTTTCATTGCATCTAGTTTCATCTTATAGGCAAAACCTCTTTCAGTTGGCAAAATCGTTTCACGCTGAATATTGGAATCAACCATGATGATTGTTGCCTGATCATCTGTCAAATCACGTATGATTGCTGGAATTTTATCCAGTTCATTTAATTCAGCAGCTTTCATTCTTCAATGACCTGAAACCATTTCATAGCCATTTCCATCTTTAGAAGGTCTGACAAGTGTAGGCAATAATATTCCCTGTTCAGTCACACTTTCAATGAGTTTCAGCATCTGCTCATCCTGTCTTACCCTAAATGGATGATTTTTGAATTCCTTTATTTCGCTAATTGGTAATTCCATGATTTTTTCAAGTTTAGCTTCCTGACGCTGTTCTTCATTGGTAAATAGATCATCGTATGAAGGTATTCTTATGTCGTTTATGTTCTTTTTCGGCATTTAAGATAACCTCCTTTGTAAAAGCATCGTACACTTTGGTTGCTGAACCTTTTGGATCATATTCAAATATACTTTGTCCTGTTCCTGTTGATTCAGCTGCTTTTGTACATCTAGGAATCGTCATATCAAAGACTTTAATATGCCCACCAAAATTTTGTCTGACATCTCTTGTAATTTTTTTTGAAAGATTTGTTCTTTCGTTGGTCATAGTAATTAAAATACCTTCAATCTTTAAATTCTGATTAAGATTTCTTTTTACCATGTTGATTGACTTTAATAAATCAGCCATTCCTTCAATAGCATACGGCTCTGCTTGAACTGTGATAATGACTTTATCGCTTGCAGTTAAAGCATTAATGGGCAAATTATCCAATGATGGATTGGTATCAATAACAATAAAATCATAATCATCTCTAACAGTATCAATAAATCGTTTGACCACTGTTTCTCGACATATAGCACTTTCTAATGTCGGATTAATTGCAGCTAAAGAAATATTCGCAGGAATAATATCTACATTTTCATCACTATGCAAAATAAGCTGTTCTTTATCAATAGGAATATCCTGAATAACTGATAAAATAACTTCTTTCATAGATAAGGGATACTGACTGCTGTCACGATACCCGAACGACTTAGTAGATTGTCCCTGTGGATCAAGATCAACCAGTAATACTTTTTTGTCATGCAATGCAAGACAGGCACTTAAACTCACTGATGTCATTGTTTTACCAACACCACCTTTTTGATTAGCAATTGTAATGACTTCAGCCATAGTCAAACACTCCTAACTCTTTCTCTAACATTTCTTGTCCTCCTTTCTTTTCGCCAAATATTGATTTGGCTATGTAAAAAGTCATCTAAAATCATTTAGATGACCTGCCAATAAAATATGTTAAGGCGTCTTTATCTTTCCATTTGTTTTTTCTTTGGCTTGTCATAATCCTTTAAAGTGATACCTTTACCTTTTATATGTTCCAGCATTTTATCCAAATCATCCTGACATTCAGCAGCAACGATAAAATCAAATACAATCTTACCATTCTGCTTTATTGGATTGACTGTGCTGATAAATCTTTTCCCGCTTTCAAGTACAGAATATTCCATAGGTAAACCTTGATCAATTAATTTCAAATTTCCTTTATAAAACAAAACTATTGGAGGACATTCAACAGTTTTAAAATAGTCAGGATAATTATTACTAACCAGTGTTACATACTTATGTCTAACATCCTTTTTATATTCTTCAAGTTTCTGTGGATCGGTTTGTTCCTTTGTTTGAAGTGCATATAATATCTTTTTAAAATCTCCATCATACTTCATTGCAAAATATAGTAGTGTATCTTCCATTTCAATCTCTCCTTTCAAAAATGACAATAAAAAAAGACGTTAGTTTTACTGCTAACGCCTATACATTTACCATTTGCTTTTGAGCTTTTCATTTTACCTAACATAGATATTTTTTAACCTAGTTTTCCTAAAAGACATAGTTAAAATTCACCATAATAATCGGTTTTCTAAAAATATTTAGTAATTATTTTAATCAAATTTAGTTAACTACAGTAACTTGATTTAAATCTAATAAAATTAACTTACACTAAAGATAAATTAGATGTGCGAATTCAAATTTCGTACCGTTGAAATAATAAACCTTTTTAATAAAATTAAATATGTTCTTAATAGTTTTTAATAATATAGGGGGGGTACGAGTATGTGTATAAAACTAAATGAAATAGAATTTCAAAATCACTTTAAAAAATGCAGAGAAGATTCTAATTTATCTCACAAAGAAGTAGCAAAACACATAAATAAATTTGCTAAATCTGAAACAATTCAAAAATATGAGAATGGTTCAAAATTCCCATATATACAAACTCTTATTAAAATGAGTCATCTATATTCAGTATCTTTAGATTATATGCTTTGTTTAGATGATTATAAAAGTCATTACAATTATATCAACAAAGTATTTAATCTTGATAATGAAATAATTGATTTAATGATTCTATATCCTGATAAAGAAAAATTAAATGAATATATAGCAAACATGATAGGAAGTGAAAATATATGAAAAAGCAAGTTATACCTAACAATCGATTTAAAGTAGCAAGGCTTAATGCTGGTTATACTCAAAGAGAAATCAATAGATTGTATCCATTTCTTGACTATGATTACTTATCTTTGTATGAAAACAAACATGCTGTTCCAAGTAAAAAATTTCTATATTTCTTACCAAAGTTATATAAAGTATCTCTTGACTATTTATTCTGTTTGGATGAATATCGAAATCATTTAGAATTTGTGAAAAAAGAATTAAAACTCAATGATAAATCCATTTCAATTTTAACAAAGCATTTCTTTAATCAAGAAGAACTAATCGAATTAAGAATGTTTTTATCAACCAATAAGGAGGATCTCTAAATGGCAATTCAAGAAATAAAGACAAAAAACGGAATACGATTTAAAATAATAGCTTATGACGGATATATAATTGATAAAAATGGAAAATACAAGCAAAAAAGGATTTTTAAAAGTTATAATCCTCCAAAAGATATGCCTATTAGGCAAGCGAGACGTATTGCGAAACAAATGGATTTAGATTTCAATGAACAATATTCTAAAAATCAAGTTGATGGAATTAATATGAAACTAGCTGATTTATGGCATTGGTATGTTCAATATTATGCACCTAATTATATAAGAGAATCAACTTTAGTTGTTACAACAAATATAATGAACAAACATATTCTTCCTGAATTAGGACATATTAAACTTGGAAATTTTACTACAAACAGAATAACAATGTTCCTTAATGACTGCTGTATTATAAAAGATTCCAAAACAAATAAACCAGTAAAACCTATAAAATATCATAAAGATTCATACGTAAAACAAATATATTCAAAACTACACGCTTTATTTCAAGTTGCAATTCAACAAGGATGGATAAAAGACAATCCATGCGATAATGCAATAAAACCTAAAAGAAATAAGTCTAAGAAAAAAATGGCATTAGAAACAAATCAAATTAAAGATATACTAAATAAAGTTGAAAAATTTGACATGTATAATGCAGTTATAAAATTTCAAATATATACTGGTATGCGAATTGGTGAAACATTAGCATTAACATGGGATGATATAGATTTTAAAAATAAAACAATAAGTGTCAATAAAACCGTTACGTATATCAATAAAGAATATAAAATAGGACCACCAAAAACAGAGAATAGTTATCGTCAACTTGGTATGAATAATTCAATATATGATTTATTAATTAAAATAAAAGATTTTCAAACATCAAGAAAAAAAGAACTAGAAAATGTATGGATTGATCATAATCTTGTCTTTACATCTGATACAGGTACTTATATTCATAGAAACAGTATAGGTAAAAGATTAGCAAAAATAACTAAAGATACTGATTATAACTATATTACAATTCATTCTTTAAGACATGCCAATGCAACATTACTATTATTAAATGGAGTAGACCTAAAAATAGTTTCTTCTCATCTAGGACATAGTGACATACAAACAACAGCTGATATTTATGTTGATGTATTGATGTCTCAAAAACAAAAGGTAGCACAACTAATAGAATTTAATCTCCTATAATTTTAGGAAATTAACAAATTATAATCATCTTTATTTTTAATAAAGATTAAAAATAAGCACCTTTTTAAGCACCTTTATCTCAAATAAAATTAAAAAACGTTGATTTAATCAACGTTTTTTAGTTCGAGTTATTATTCTCCGATGATTGATAAATTTGGTAAAGATATTCATCCTAAAAAAATAAATGAAAATCTTTATTGTGTCCAAGTAAGACTTTCCATGCCTTTTCTTTTGAAATGTCGATAGCTATACAGTAGCTATCCAGTAGAGTATCAGTCACAGTTTTAGCCAATTTTTAATAAAAAAATCCAAAACGCCAGTAGACATACAGTAGCTATCCAGTAGATAACAAGTTAGAAATGTGTCAAAAATATGCCAAAAATAAATTTGATTGCTTTTTTGTAATTATTATCCCTATACACAATAAGGATAGAGAAATTAAAAAATGCATAAAAATGCCTCCTACCCTTTACATAATGGTACTATTATGTTATGATAATCTTGTAAAGAGAGGAGGTAAGGATATGAATTTAGATGATTTAAAAAAATTGAGCGAAATCTTTAATAACTTCGCCCAACCCATAGCAACTCTAATTGTTGGTTACATCGGTTCAAAATATGTCAGCAAAAAGAGTTCAAAGAAGAGAAAGAAGAAATAATCTTCTTCTCTCTTTCTTCATCTAAATTATATCAAATAATATGAAAAAAGAAATAAAAATAATAATTCTGTTTTTAGGTATTATCCTTACACTGTTTAAAACTTATTGGTTTTTAGGAATGATATTAATGATTTTAGGCTTTTATTTATTAGGAAAGGAATAATTATGAAAAATAAAAAATTTGATCAAGCAAAATACATGAGAGAATGGCAAAAAGAAAACATGAAGCAAGTAAAAGCATCGTACAAAACTGAATTTGTAGATGAATTCAAAGAAGCTTGTAAAAAGCTTGGAATTAAACAATCAGATGTGATCAGAAAAGCAATGCAAGACACGATTGAAAAAGCAAATAATATATAAAAAAAGAACCTACTCAAATCAATGAGTAGGCTTTTATGTACATTAAAATTATGAGCCATGGTCATAAGCAGAAAATTTATAATCTATTCCTAATATATGAAATACTAATTGACAACTATCACTTTTGCATCCAATTAGACGGTACTTATCTCCACCAAATCTAACTATCCATAACTTCGTATCTTTAGCCAATTTTAAATCATTCTTTGGATCATGTGCTTTAAAGTAAATATCCGAATAAGGTATGGTCTCTATACCACCTTGCCTCTTAGCTTTTTTTCTTGTGTTCTCCCAGCCTTCATTGCTCAATTTGCTTAAACAAGTATGAAAATCATCTATAATACTTATATTTTGTCGCACATTTTTATTTTTTTTCAAACCTTCTAAGCTAAATTCTTTTTGGGTAGTAATATATTTAAAAGAAAATAATATTGTATCATTGTATTTTTGCTTAAAAGCACATTTAATTCTAACATCTTGTTTAGATACCTTATTATCATCTTTTTTTCCTTTTAGCTTTTTAACCATTAGTCAGTAATATATGTTTTTTCAAAATAATCTTTTATTAAAGGTAAAGGAATCACATCGTTTCTTTGCGTTTTTAACCAAGGATCTTCTTGATGGGTCATATTTCTTAATCCCCAAGCAGAATATTTGCCAAAAATATCATATACCTCTTCTAAAATAGCTGCTGTATTATCATCAATAGAATCATCATAATCCCCCTGATATTCTATTCCGTTTGAACCATTATTTTTATATTCATGATAAATTTCTTCTACAACAGGCCCATGAGCCCAATTTACAATTTGTTCATTGAATAATGGTTCATTCTTTAATGCTAAATAGCATCCTTGAGCATAATACAATAATTTTTGCAATTTTAAATTAGATATTAAATCAGCATCTTCTTCTTCTAGAATTTTGTCATTGTACCACAAAAACCATTTTGCTACTGTTAAAGCAGAATATTTTCCTTTCATAATCATCTTCCTCCATACAAACAAGTCACAATAATGTAAAGTTATTCACATTTTCAATGTTATTATAGCAATGCTATTCACAATTTGGCAACATTTTTCTCATTTAGAAACCTTTTAAACTCCTTCATAACACTTTATATCATTTTATAATACTCTATTTTATTTATATGTCATATTTTATTAAAAAATACATCAAAATAAAAAAAGGCCTGCCAATATAAGCAGGTCAAATGTAAAATATTCAATTGTTTTTTGACGTCGAATTATTTAACTAAAGTATGGATTAGTTATAATACAATTAAATTTTTACAACTTTAATTATACTACTTAATTATTTACTGTACACTCCCCATTGTTCATTCATTTGTTCAATCTGATATTGATATTTCAAATTTTCTTGTTTTAATTTCTCAATTTGATTGTCTTTTTCTATGATTTGAGAATGATATTGAGTGTTTTTATATTGTAAACAAATATTCAATAAAAGTAATATAATGATAATAATCTTTAATCTTTTCATTCTAAACACCCATTAACTTCAAAATAGTGTTTCTTCCTGCGATTCCATCAACTTTCAATCCTCTATCTGATTGGAATTGTTTTACTGCTGCTTCTAAGCCACTTCCAAACTTACCTGGACATTCAACACCATCAGGATCATATCCTCTACACATTAATGCAATTTCTACTGCTGTGACAAGGTATTGAGTTTCTTTACGTTTGACATAGTGTTGACCTAAAGCCGATTTACTGTTTTTACCAAAAGCACCATCAACTTTTAAGTTTTTGCCATAGTCCAAATTAATAGCATGTTGGAAGCATCTAGCAATATTTGCTCGAGTCTTAGGACCAAAGACACCATCTGTAGCAATACTATGTCCAGTGAAGTTAATTGAGTGTTGTTGACCTCTTGAGATGATACTATCCAAGTTATCATTTTTAGCAGAAGCTGGAACTACAGTGCCTGTGCCTAGTGCTCCAGTTGTAGAGTTAATAATGTTATTCTTAAATACTTGCCATACGTTATCATTTAGTAAACCATTACAATTTGGGCATAATTTACCATTTACGTCGTAGTGACGTACGACATGATCAATATCAATATTATATTTTTTCATTAACGCTCTAGCTAACGCATAAGTATTAGCAAGAGTTTCATCACAAATGTGAACAGTACCATCTTTATGGTTATCGCACATCTCAATAGAAATTGAGTTAGCGTTTTTAATCGTACCATAATATGGGTGGTGATTTGATTGACATTTACCTCCAACCGCATAAGCAGCATAATTATCTGGAACACTTTGAGTTACTGAATCATCATCTACAAAATAATGAGCAGATGCTTTAACAACTTCCCTAGCAAAATATTTTCCGTTAGATTCGTCAGAGTCTCCGTCATTGCTTGTATAATGAATAACTAACCATTTTATAGAATCATTATTACGTTCTCCGCCATAATTTTCTTTACGAGCTAAATTTTGTTTCATAACATATCCCATATGTTAATACCTCCTTTTTTTAAATAAAAAGAGAGTATCTAACTACCCTCTTTGCTTTGTAAATGCAGAAGCTCTATCTCATTTTTCATTTTTGTAACCATACCATTACCACCGAGCGCATGATATGCATCATACATTTCATTGAAATTATCATATGCATATGTAGGGATTGAACCTCTCTTCATATACTTTTCATGGTATTCAATCAATTTCACTCTCAATAAGAGCATTGTACCTTTTGAGTTAGCTTCTCGCATTTCTCTTTCTTTTTTGATTCTTTCATCTCTTTCAATCGCATCTTGTTTTGCTTTTTTCTTTTGTTCCTGTAAAAGCCATACAATGTACGAAAGAATAACCGGAAGAACAATCGTATAAGTTTTTATTAAAAAATCATACATAATTACTCACTTTCAATTTCTTCCAACTCTGGAAGTCCTGCAACGCTTGTTAGAATTGAAACAACACCAGATAGACAACTTGCACTAATGATCATTGCCCAATTGACTTCATTCATGACTGTAGATGTTCCAATTAGTGCTACAGCAGTTTGAGCTACTGTTTTGATTGCTCTAATACCTGCAGCTTTTACCCATTGATTAAAATCATATTTTTTTACTTTCAATTCAATCACCCTTTCTAGATAGTTTTAATTTTTTGTGTAACGAATAGTTGCTTTAAATTTATAATTTGCCCAACTATAATTGTTAGCAAAACGAATGTTATCTACATTCAAAATGAAATACGTACAGTAGAATGTTCCATTATTTCCTCCGGAGTAATAAGTAACAGGAAATCTATAGAAATCTTCTCCATTGGAACATGTGACTTCATAATCAATAAACTCGTTTAAATTATTGATTGAATGATTGATTGTGCTTACTCCAACATTCAGTCCAGTCCACGTAATGATTTTTTCATAAATTTTCTTGCCATCAATCCAGTACTTTCCAGTCCAATGTTCGTCAGCGGACATTTGTAAATTAAGCAATTCATTTCCATCTTTATCAATAAGTTTTGGCATAGTTATTGTCACCACCAATCTTTATTTATATTTTTAATAACCAAAAAAGAGCAGAAATCAATCTACTCTTTGTAATATACTGCATTGTTTGCTTTCTTTTCTAATTCATCAATTCTTTTTTCTAATGATAAAATTTGTGATTTAGTAGCAAAAGTTCCTTTGAACTTTGTCAAAAGGACTTTTAAAACATCGTTACTTAGAAACGATTTTGATGAATCTGTTCCTGAAGATCTTTCACTCATGCTTGAAAACATCCTTCTGAAATATTCTATCATTCATTACGACCTCCTTAGCGATAAATTACGCTCCGAAGACTTCAGACCACATGCTATTTAATTCATCAGAAGTCATTGCTACTAATTTAGCATCAATTAAACTATTGACTTGAGTTGAATTTTGATATCCTGAATCATTTGTTAATGCTGATACTTTTGTTGGAATATCAGTTTTCTTAGCATATGAGCTTAAATCCAACTCTCTAGAACCTAATTTTTCAAATTTCGAATTGATATAGATGTATTCATCATAGATATTAGTTCCAGTTTCACTGTTAGCAACTAAATAGATAATACCTTTTTTACCAGTTGAAGGTAATGATTCGACAACTGAGTAATCGATTTGAGTTACTCCTGATACTGCAGATGCGATTTCTTCTGTTACATCAGCTGATTTAGCATAAGCTGTTAGATCAACATTTACCGCTTTAGATGAATCAATGGTTAAAGCTGTACCATTTACTTTTACACTTTCAATTTTGTTTACTTGAGCACCAGCAGAAACACCATTTAATTTTGTTTTTTCAGCAGTTGTATAGTCATTTGTAGATAGACCTTTACCAGTTTCTTTTGCTACGAATTTTCCTTCTCCCCAAGATTTAATTTTTCCTAATGCCAATTTTAAAATCGAATCATTTACAAAACTCATATTTTTTCCTCTTTCTTTCTAATTTTGAAATTTTTTATCCGAAAATTTCGGTCCACATGCTATTTAAATCTTCATCATTCATAATGTCAGGATCACCAACAGCTGCAGATAATTCTTCTATTTTCTTTTCAACTGATTTAAAAGATCCGTCCGAATTTTCTTCATCTTTGTATTGAACAGCACTTGCTTCAACAAGTGCAAAATTCCCATTGTTTTTTTGTGTAATACCACTGATAAGAGTGGTACTACCTGCATATTTTGCCATATTTACGTACCTCTCTTTTCTTATTTAGCGGTAACAGTTGTATTACCTAAATTTGCATTATCTGATTTATAAACACAATAGCTTTCTGTGTATCCACTAGCATTTGTGAAATCAAATGTGGCCACTTTTGTAAAACCACCATCAAATCCACCTACATTAAATCCACATTCACCATATCTTGCAGGAATAGCATAGAAAATAAATTCTCCTGCTCCAGCATTCAATGTGAAAATTTTATTTCTAGACGATTGCAATGCTTTTGTTAATTTTAAAACAAACGAACTATCATATGCATTTGGTACAGCTCCAACACCATAATAGACACCATTTAAAAAAGTGATGGATGTTGTTTTTGATGATGAAGCTCCTTTTTCATCAGTTGCTTTTAACGTCCATGTCTTATTGGATTTAAGACCTAATCCAGTTAAAGCTCTAGAAGTGTCAGTAGCTGTAACAGCACTTCCATCTAAAGTTAAAGCAGTTGCTTTTTTATTTAAAGACCATTTCAAATTTACAGTGTCAACAGTTGATCCCATTTCAACAGTATTTTTATCATTTGTAAATGATGTGATTGAAATAGCTTTGTAGTTAAACTCTTCTTTTGTTACAAAAGTACCGCCGATTTTTTCTAATAAGTGACGCACTCCCACAGCATCTAAATAACTTGTTTCTTCTACCATTTTTATCTCCTTTCTAATTTATTTTTTCATTCCAAATTTCATCTAATTCTTCATTAGTTAGAACGTTATTTTGGGAACCATTATTCACGCTTTTCCATGCAAAATCATAGTCATTATCACTTGCTTTTGATAATACTTGACCATATTGACCACCTGCTGGAAGAGAAGATAACTCTTTGTTTTCTAAATCTTCTTTAAGATCGATTAATTGTTCATATAATAATTTTACATTTGGATCCATTGGTAACTCTTCCTTATCATTTTGATCATAGTCAACATCTTCAATTTTTAATCTAAATGGTTCAAAAGTCTTAGTTGATTCATCCTTCCTATTTCTTCCAATCAAAGTACATGTCAATATTCCTGCATTTTGTGTAAGATTTGCTCCAATGATAAATAGATTTTGTAGTAAGGGTATTTCTTGTACTTTATCATCAGTTTCAACTTTCAAATAGAAATTCCAGCCAATTTCAAACAAATTCTTGTTAGTAAATTTAACTGCTGTAATTTTGTTGTCATATTTTCTTCCAGCATAGAAGATGTTTCTCTTGCAAGAATGCGATTGATTTTCGTTTAGATAAATTTCAATAATTTTCATCTGTTAATCCTCATAGAAAACAGCATCATTGAACGAATAGACGGTTCTTGCTATTCTGTCAATTATTGAAATATTGATTCCATTCAAATGAACTCTGAACAATTCAATTTGACGTAAAGCACCACCGTTTTCAAGATCATCTTTTGTTAATGACGGAACTGTTTCTTGTTCTCCAGGTGTACCTTGGATGACAACAATATCGTGTGATTCTCCGCTTTCATCAATTTTAAATTGAGCAACGATACAATCGCAACGTTTCATGTTTTGAGTACCATTTTCAATTGGTACATCACAATACATTCCTGGTTTTATTCTAAGAAAATGCCCTTGATTAATAAGCAAGCCGTCAGCAATTCTAATTTTATTGTTGCTGACAATAGTTGCTTCCATTTGATTGCCTTTTTTAAAAATCCCATCAACGGAATATAGTGCATCAAACAAATATGCATCGATACTTGCAGATACTTCTTTTCCTGTCAATGTAATTGCCTCAACTGCATCATTTGAATTTGCCATCTAATCACCTACCTTGTAGTCAATGTCACAATCTGTATAATCCTTTTCAAAAGTACATTTGACTATCTTTTGAACAATCGGTTTTCTCATTGAAATTCCTGTAATATATTCTTTTGCTCCTACAATGTCTCCTATTTCAGGAGATAAATTATCAAATGTGATTTCTAAAGTATTATCAGTCTGTGCTTCTTTTAATTTTGTTTTGGTTCCATCTATTAATTCTTGAATGCTTTCAACATTTGAATAGTCATATGTCATTGTATTCAGTTCACTTGGAATCATAGAGTCATCATCAATTTCACTCAGTTCTAAGTATTGATCATTGATTTTAAAGACATGAACAACCTGCCTTTCTTGCAAATCGCCTTTGCCTAATCCAATGCAATGATTACATTGATTTATATCTTTTTTAGCGATAATCTGCAGATTGTAATCATTGTCGAATTGGAGTTTTTCGGAATAATTGATAATAGGCTCAACTGAAAGTTCAATATGTCCATCTTTATTCCAAATAAGTTTAAGTTTGGCATTTGCATCATTTAGCATTGTTTCAAATGCCTGCAACGTGTTGTAATAACGTGCCTGATAATTAATGGTTATTCCACTATCTTCTTGTGAAACAACAAAAAAATCAGCCAGTTTCTTTTTTAAACTTACTGATTTAGATTTATTTTCAATATAATTGAAAAAATCAGTTGATGAATTGATATATTCTCGAATGCATTCATTTGCTTCACCTATGAATTCATAGTATTCATCAGTTCTTTTTTTAGGCTGAATAATATCATTTGCTAGCAATTTTCTTGGGCATATGCCACCTATTTTCACTTCTTCAGCTTCAGTATCTATTTCGATACTTTTTACTATCCCACCAAATTCGGTACCGACACAATAAAACCTGCTGTCATATGTCAATTTGCGGTCCCAGCTGTCCGTTGAAACGGTTATTTCAAAGTCGTTCTTGGCTTTGTCATATGTTCCAATTTCCAAGTCTAGGCTACAGTTTAACAATGGTCCTTGTTCGATTCCGTTAGGATCCGTGTAGATGAACTCCATCATCATTCATCACTCTCCCATTTTGGCTCGCTTCTTGCATCATAGACAACGATATCGAATGAAAAAGAATTGTTCCAAACGACAATATTTGTACCAGGTGGGATGGGAATATACAATCTGTTGTCTTTGTTCCTGTCATTAAAAACATTGATTTCATCACCGTGTGCTGTGATTTTTACAGCTTTCTTTTTCATTGTATCGATTTCAAGTCTTTCATTTGCTTCAAGTGTCGTATTGATTTGATAAAGGTTACCTCCTATTTTAATGGCCGGGTCTTGTGCCGGACCATATATTCTTAATAAAATATCATTTTCAACGACTCCAGTATTTCTAACTGTCATTTGTCCTTCACTTGCACCATAAATATAAGGATATTTATAGGAATACTTCTTTGTTCCAGCTTTTTTTCCTTCACCACTGCTGTAAAAATGGTAGGTATCTTCCTTGGTCCATTTAGTTGAATCAGTTACCAGAGTTAAATCTACCTTTGCGTATGGAAGAATATATGACTTCATGTCTTTTTGGTTTTTAAAGATATTGCACTCTAAATAGTAGTCATTATAGAAGAGTTTTCCTTTGACATTGCTTACGTTATCTACATCAAATATCTCAACGAGTCTATTTAAAGCACTGTAGAAGTCTTTTTGATTTTGGCTAAAGATATCTACACTAACCTTTTTCGTTTCGACATCACGATAAAAGCGTGTGACCCTTCTATTTTCAGTTTCATATGACCACTCAAAGTTAAAAAAGTCAGTTTCTTCAATATGATAAGGAGCACTTAACAAATCTATTTGCTCATTGTTTGAATTGACATAATATACTTTCATAAGTGCTCCTTTCTAAATAATTCTGGCAAATTCACGCTTGTCTACTTTGAAAGACATTCCACTGTTTTTAATTGCTTTAGCAGTTGAATTTCCCATCTTATCATAATCAATTTTTAATTCATTTGTGACATTACTTTCAAATGCTGTTTGTCTTGCGATATCAAGATTTGTTTTCAGTTCGATATCATCCAAATTGAAGTTCATGATACCATTCAAGTCACTTGTCATTTTTTCAAGTTCTTTGTTCATAGATTTTTGAGCTTTTGGCATGGCCACTTCAAAACCTACCGCAATACCTGGTGGTAAGAATTTACCAATGGCATCTCTCATGACTTTTGAAGGTGAATGAATGCCAAAGAATCCTTTGATACCATCTACAAAACCATTTGCAAAATCGCCAATTTTGCTAAGCAACCAGTCTTTTGCATTCTTGATACCGTTCCAGATACCTTCCACGATATTTTTTCCAATATCTGCCATTTTACCAGGCAATCCAACAAGAGTATCAACAATACCATTCCATAGTGATTTGGCTGCTTCAATTCCTTTTGAACCCATCTTGACAACGAATTCAGCAACCTTTCCAATAGCATTTGACAATACGTTCCAAATTTGCCCAGGTAATCCTGTAACAAAACTGATGATGCTTGATACAAAGTTTGACCCTGCTTCATATCCTTTGGAAATCAAATTCAAAGCAAACTCAGCTACTTTTCCTATGATATCAGTTATATATGTCCAAAATTGACCAGGTAGTTGAGAAATCCAAGAAATAAAACCTGTTACAAAATTTGGAACATCAACCGTTACAAATTCAACAAATTTCATTCCAAGATCTACAATCAATGCAATGATATATCCTATAGCATATCCTATGTTGTAAGGAAGTTCACTAAAGAAACTGACCACTGAATCAACAAATCCGCTTACAGTTTCTATGAAACCATTAAATGCTTCAGGAATCGTTTCGGTAAAGAAAGATGCAATCGTCTCGCCAATGCCAACAAAGAATTCAACAATTGAATCGCCGACACCTTGGAATGTTTCAACAAGGCCATTGAATGCTTCGGGCAATGTCTTGGTAAAGAATGGTACGAGTATATCAGCTACACTTTGAAATGATGCTTTGATATTTTCCCATTGCTTTGACCAGAATTTTCTGAACCCATCACTTGTATTCCATAGGTAAAGAAAACCAGCAACCAATGCAGTGATACCTGCTACAACCAGTCCAATAGGACTTGCACTCATTACTATATTTAATAACTTTTGTGCTGTGGCCAGTCCTGTCGTTGCAACTTGTGATGCTAAAGTAATAGCTTTATATGTAGCAATTGCTGTAGCAACAGTTACGATTATTCCTGAAATAGGGGAAAAATTATCTAATACAACACCTGCTATATCGTAGAATAAATCACCTAAAGGTTGTAATTGGTCTTTGACTTTTCTAACTTTTGATTCCAATTCCTGCATTGGAGTCGTTGTTTCATCAGCAAACTGTTGTCCTTTGCCTGAAACATCATCAAAAGTAGTTCCAACACTGTTTAACGCTTTTGCAAATGTAAGGTTAGCATCTTCTCCCATCGTTCCGAAAGCAGTAGCTGACATAGTCAACGCTTTTTGCTGATCATCACATTTAGTAATGTCACTTACGATACTGTCGATAACATCCTTTTGAGTAGCCTTTCCATCCTGCCATGCTTTGAATGTCTTTTGTGTTTCACTTGAAAATGAACCTAGAGCACCCTCAATAGTTCCATCAGCTAAACGAGTAGTTACTTCATTGATAGCATCATTTACCTTATCGAGATTATACGCTCCACTATTGGAGCCATTTTTCAGTAATTGAAAATATTCACTTGCTGAATATCCTGCTTGTGAGAACTTTCCTGAATACTCTGAAATGTTATCTCCTAGTTCATCAGTCCAGTCCAACCCTTCTTGAGTTCCTGCGACAATATAGTCCATTGCTTCTTGTGCAGTTAACCCAAAGTTTTTCATCAATCCTTTGACACCACGCAATGTTTCATTCATATCTACATCAAATGTATCTTCAAGAATGATTGCTTGTTGTGTAATAGCGTTTAGAGTTCCGTCATCCATTTCACCAAGATTTCGCTTGATTCTTACAACGGCTTCGGCCACTCGGTCCATACTTTCACCAAGTCCAGCCTCATAAACATCCTTGATGACCTGTGCAGTCTGTCTCGCTTGGTCATCTGTTTCTCCTAGAGCGCCTTTGACACGTGCAACTGAATCTTCAAAATCAGCATAGACTTCTTTTCCAATTTCAGTTCCTTGTTTAATTGCTTCTCCTATGGCTAGATATCCTGCAATCTTAGCACCGAATGATTTGACTTTGTCTTCCATTTCTTGAAGTGCTTCTTCAAAGCCATCGGTGTCAGGAGGGTCTATTTTAGGGGGTTTGATATTTTCATTCGAAAAATCATCCGCTTTTTTCTTAACGTTATCTAATTTAGATGATGCTTTATCTTCGACATCAACTTTACCATCAACATCTATAGCTTTTTCAACCGCAGATGCTTCTGATTTTACTGTCTGGGCACTCTTTTCAAAATTGGAAGTGTCCATTTTTGCACTACCTTCAACTTTTGCGTTGTCAGTAGCTTCTTTTGAAAAACTTTCAACCTCGTTTGATGCTTCATCAAGCTTCTTTTCTAGTTTCTTAGTATCAGCATCAACGTTAGGTTTAGCTTCTTTTTGTGATACATCTTTAGCAAATTTATCTACTTTTTTATCAGCTGTATTGAGTTTCTTATCAACGTTTTTATCATTGATTTCTAAATCAATAACAACTTTACCATCTGCCATCATACCACCTGCCTTTAATTTATTCTTTTGGAATTCCTAACGATTCAAATAATTCTGCTTCGATTTCTTCCTGAGTTCTTTGGAATGGGTCTCTCTGTTCTTGAATGGCATAATAATCCTGAAGTTCTTTCATTCTCGCACGTTCCTTCTTGTCCTTGATTTTTGATAGATCTGCAGTTCTATATCCAACGACCTGAACGAACTTGGTGTCGTCATTCAATCCATTAAGTAATGCTTTGAATTCCCACCAATGCATATTGGTTCTCAATAGATTTATGCCATACTGCTGCATAAACGCAGCAAAGATGAGGTCCATATCATAATCAAAAAGAAACCCAACTTTTTTATTAGGTTTCTTCTCAGGCTTATCTGGTTTATTACATTTGTAGAAATCAAGAATTCCTTTTAGCAATTCCAATGAATCAATACTTTTCATATATAATTCATAGTTCGGAATTACCAAATCAAACAGCATAGGGATTTTATAATTTTCATCAATATACTTGTCAGAAACGATACAAGAGAATTGAATCCACGTTCTAAAATCAGTTTTTATTTCTATTTCTTGATTTTCTATTCTTATTGTTTTTTGAAGATCTCTTTTGTCTAGAATTAACATAATCTTTCAACCCGTACTTGTTTTTTGTATAATCCATTTGCTTTTGGATATTTCCGAATTCCTTTGTAAGTGAATTTAAACTGTCAAGCTCATTTTTGATTCTGTCTTGCTTTTCTTTTTGACGTTCAGTCGTAGCATGTTCATCAAATTTAGCTTGAATCTCTTCAGCAAGAGCCAAAATTACATAGTAAGGTTTTAAATCATCCTTATCAAAAAGATAATCATATGAGCCTTTTCCTAGCAATTCATCTATAACGACTTGACAGTCTTCGATAAAGGTATCGTCAATCGTACGATTACCTCTGTATTTTTTGATGAACTTGTCAATCAGCAAATGATTATCGATATTGTCAGCATCGATACTGAAAATACGATCTTTAATTTTTACATCGAATAAATTCTCTTGAATCTTGATTTCTAGCATAGTAACAATCCCTTTCTTATTTGATTTCTATTTGCTTACTGGTGTTGATGACGCACCTGATTGAGGTGAAGCTGCTGTGAACTTACCAGTTGTGTAGTCATATTCACCTGCAGTGAATTCACCAGTGGCCACATTGTATTGGCCATGTTCTGAAGCACCTTTTTGAGCAAAAGTTCCTTCCAATGCGATTTTTCCTCCACCTTCGCCAGAACCAGGATTAGATGGTTGAATTTCATATTGTCTATGATGTGCTGCAAAGCTTCCACTTGAACCTTCGACAGGTGCCCATGTTTCAATTTCATATTCATCAAACATGGAACCGATGATTTCTTTTTTACCAACCTCGTAAATATGACGAACAAATTCATTATTAGGAATCAATTCTCCTGAATAAGAAACCGATGGTGTGTATGCCATCATGTTTGAGTGAGAAGTTTTTTCATTGATATATTGTCCATCATCAGTCGAAGGATCTACAGCTTGAGTCCAGTCAGTTAAACCTGTACCTGCTAGAACTGGTTTAGTAATTCCATCAAATTTAACATAATGTAGATTTTCATGTCTGTTTACTACAGTACTTCTTAATGTTTGTACCATTATTCAAACGCTCCTTTCTTGTAGTAAGTTAATTGATACAGTGCTGAAAAATTAGCAATGCCATTGTTATAGGTTTCAACACCAGGATTGGCAATCATTTCTAATTTCTGTGGAACTATATCTTCAGGGAAAACAATGTTTTCAAATTTATTCATTGTTTCCATTTCAAATTGGTTTGCTAATGCATCCAGAACATCAGTAATTTTTTTGACACTCTTTTCAGTTTTAGCACCTGATTGAAAATTAATATAAAAAGGCAATACCGCAGTATAGCCTCCTATGATGTTTTCATTTATTTTTTCAGCACGATTAGATATTCTTTGAACCATGATTTGGTCATCTTTGTTTGAAGTAAAGAAATCTAATTTCCACATGTTTTTTTGTACATTTTGAATATCCAGCTTCTTGCAAAAGTCATAGATACAATCCAATACCCTGTTGTATTCCTCATATGTCAGTTTTTTATTTGATTTATTTTCCATTTCTAAACACGTCCTCTACACTTTTAATCCATTTCTTGATGTTTGCTTTCTTTGATTTTTCAAACCATTTGGCTGTTGCTTTTGGATGCCTAGATTTATCAAAGTTCATGCTAGTACCATAATATACATGCTTAGCATATTCAGTATCATATATGACTTGTTTTGACTCCTTGTTCATGTCAGGAGTTTGTCTTAAATGTGTATGATCCATATTCGAAAATGGAACATATGGGTCCGTGTCTCTTATCACTTTATCTTTTAAAGTCATATATGCTTTTTCTTTTGTATTTTCGATACTCTTTTTTATGCTTTCAAAATCAACATCATTAGAAATCTTCAAGATGCATACACCTCTATGAATTGAATTTCATTTGTTCCTGGAGGACGATAACAGGCATATTTGTTTATCGAATAGACATTCGTTGTCTTTTTCAATTCATCATAGTCCGTTTCTTTTACCACATCCAGCACAAAATAATCTTCATTTCCAATCGTAAAAGTATTCTTTTTTGACTTGTAACTGTGTTGATCAACAAATGTCAAATCACCGCAGTCACTCAAATCAATCGTTAAAAGAACACTGTCCGCATCAGAAATACCCTTGTTTGATTGTGTAATGCCATAGTTTTCATCAAATCCAACATTTTCAAGAACGTATGGAATAAAAGTATCTTCATCAACTTTATGAATCAAAGTAACAGTAAAAGGCCTTAAAATACGAGGAGAGCTAATCATATTGTTTGGCCACCCTGCACATAAGACCTTTTCTTCTCAATTCACTTTTGATCATATAAGCTGAAACGGATGAAAAAGGAACACCGTTGAATTTGTTGCCCCTGTCTCCATAACTATAATTGAATCCGTCTTTTGATACGCTTTGCAAGTCTAAATCACTTGTACCATTTAAGGCGTTCAAACCACCATTTGCTTGAAGATAATCAATCTGATAGCATACTGCTTTTTTCAATTCCAAACAGTAATAATCGATATCTTTCTCTAATGCCCACGGCGCAATGAACTGTTCGGCATATCCTTTGACTAAATCAATTGCCGGTTCAACAAGAGGTTCAAATTCAGGCTGACATATTTTTCCTTTGAATGTATCTACATAATATTCATAAGAAACTTTCATACTATTCTTCTGCTGTATCTTTCTTAGTCTTAGATGCTTTTGCTGGAGTTTTAGCACCTGCTTCTAATTCTTCGACTTTTGTTGTCAATTCAGCATTTTGTGCTTCTAATTCCACGATTCTTGCATCTTTTTCTTTTACTTGTGCTTTTAAAGATGAATATTCTCTTTTAAAATCCGCTAAAGAAACTGGGTCACCCTTTTTAACGACTTCTCCAGTTTCTTCTTCAATTAGATCATAACCACGAGCAATAAAGTCATCGACTTTGTGTGGCTCAATTGTAAGGATTCTATTTCCTTTTCTTACTTGTGACATAAATTGCCTCCTTTACGCTTCAACAGCAAATTGAATAGCTTTTGCTTTTTTTGGTAAAACAAATACATCTTCATGAGATTCTTCATAGTAAACCCATTTCCCTTCGGACATCGCAGAAGGTTCATCTAATTTAGCAAATTCATAGTTAACAGGTGTAATGACTGCTAGTGGATGAATTAAGCACATTCTAATTTGTTTTGCTGATGCACCAGCTTTAAATCCTTGTGTAAAGTCATAAACAGTTTTCATATATTTTGATGGAACAGGAACGATTTTAACCAAATCTAAGTTAGCAATAGTTCTGTTTAATTTATTTTCTGCATCACCAATAATAACTGTTCTAGCAATTTCTTTTGCTCTTTTTAATTTTGCATTTTCAGTTGGTGTAATATATAAGATTCTACCTGTTGGAGGCGTACCGTCTTCATCCATTTCAAGCATCATTTCATCGAATACTTCTAAGATGTTATCCACTGTAATATCATCAGTAATTGGTGTTTGGCTTAATTGTTGATATTCAGCGTAGATTTTTGAAATACAATATACATCCATTTCAGGAAATTTTTGTTCTTGGTTGAATACTTCAGTGATGTTACCAATTGAAGCAACCATATTTGTTTGGTCGATATCTTGTGGATGTACCAATGTAGACCATTTTCTTTCATTTTGTAAAGTTAATGGAGTCCATTTATTGTTGTAGTTTCTAGATGCAGTAGCAATTGTATCTCTGTTAGAATCTACACGTCCTGTAGTTTCTAATGTTGGGATTTCAATTGTTCTTGCATTGACCCATCTAAAGCGTTGGTTGTTTGGAGTATTGAATAAATCTCCAAAGTAAAGTGCATAAGGCCAAGCTTGTTCTAATGCTTGTTGATATGCGTGTGCATAGTTTACTGCTGCCATATTTAATTTCCTCCTGATCTGTTATTCTTTTGGCATTGCTCTAACACCTGCAAAATGGAAACCGAATGCATTTGCATTGTTTTCTCCACCTGGTGCTCCTTTAGAAGCAGTACCTTTTGTAAATGTTGGTAATGAAGGTTCATCTTTAGATTTTTCAACAACGAATGCTCCTGCATCTGATTCTTTTAAACCTTTAATATATTCATCCGCTCCAATGAATTTGCCGTCTTTCAATTCAAAGTTTTGTTCCTTGAATTGAGAAATGATTCCACGTTTGGCACTTTCAGAAGTAAAGTTAATTCCTGCAAAGTATGAGTTAGTAGCAAAGTCTCTTTCTTGTTGAGTCAATTTGTTGTTCAACTCTGCAGTTTCATCTTTATATTTCTTTTCCCATTCAGCAGCGGAATTTTTGATACCTTCAATATCCATGTCCTTGTATGATTTGATTTGCTTATTCGCATCATTCAAGGAGTTTTGAGCTGATTCATATTTTGTGTTCAATGTTTCTAGCTCTTTTGTTTTTGATTCGACTTCCTTGCGGTATTTTTCAATGTCATTACCGTTTTCAGTCATGATTTGATTAACTTGTTCATCTGTTAATCCTAAATTCTTTAAAAATTCTCTTTTCATAAGATCCTTTCATTCACTACGCTTTAGTACGCTGGTTGCATCAGCCTGTGCGGTTGCAGTTTTACGAGTTGCCCACCTCAAAATTTTTGTTTTATTCATGTCTTGCTATGTTGTTTTCAGTTTTTTGGTACAAAAAAAGGAAATATCAGTCTCTATTGCTGTATTTCCTTTTATTTCTCTCTAGTGCTTTTGTTTTTGGTTTAGGTGGTGGTTCATAACATTCATAAACTTCATGTGTCATATAATCACACATCATACATTTATATGTAACTTTCTTAATCACACAATGCTTTTTATGGTTATAATGCCTTTTTATATCATAAACAAAACAACAATGGTGATGTGGTCTTAATCCTTCAGCCATTGAAAAACACCTCCTTTCTTCTAAAATTACGTATAGAAAAAGCGAGTTCAAAAGACTCGCTTCATATTCATATTTAATTTTTAATCTAATACCATTGATAATTGACTGTTATATTCTTTGATTTTCAAGCTTGTATTGACCTCAGGAGACCATGATTCCAAATAATTTTTAGCATTTTCATAATCAGTCTTTAGGGTATCTCGATATGAGCCTAATTTGAAATACTTTTTATAGTCTCTCCAGATGTTGCTGAAAAGCTTTCTGCTCATTAATTGATATGCTCTTGAATCAATTCCACCAAGTGCACTTATTACAGTTTTCTTGGCCAATTTTTCAAGAGTATATTGTTGCGAACTGTTGATTGTTGTTGTTTCTTCAAGTGCAGTTACTTTTTCTTCTAACACGTCTACCCTTTGTGCAGTTTGTTCTTGAACTTTGACACTTAGAAATAAAATTTCTCTATCTGTTTTTGGCAATTCAATTTGTTTTTCCATTTCCGCAAAGCGATTGACATATTGAGCAGTGAAGATAACACCCTTTTCACCAGTTAATTTATTTGCTACCATTTCACAACCTTTTTTTGTTAATAAATAACAAGGTTGTTCTTTATTTTGATTATTAACATATGTGCTTGGTACAAAGAATTGAGGACTGCTTAATTTTGAGCCGTCCAATATTTCAACGTATTTTCTAATTTTTGATAATAAGTTTTTATGCTCCATATCTACCATTTCAGCAACTTCTCTACTGTCGATTGTTTCAATTGCTGACGTGTTAATCAATTCATTATCCATTAGTTCTTCCATATTGACAATCTCCTTTTTTAATTGTTTCTTGAATGTTTCTTGTTAAAGCATTGCACTTTGAAACATTTGATCTAATAGTTTCTTCTACCATGTCAATTTGGTCTTCAATTAACATCATGACATTTGAAACATCATATTTAATATCATTCCCATTTTCACATGCATCACATGTAACAATGACCATTGAATTAATTCTTTCTAAGTCAGTTAATTTGTTTTCAATTTCCGATAACATGTCAAATAACTTATCTAATTCATTTAACATAACTTTTACCTCTTTCTTTTGAAATTTGAGTTTAGAGGTATTTAGTGCTATAATCTAAATGCCTCTTCGTTGTGGCAATAGGAGCGTTGTAACCCTGAGAAAGTTAACGTTCCTATTTTTTTATTCAATTCCTAAAAATTGATTAATCGCTTTTCTAACGACACCGGCTCTTGTTTCATTGTTTGCTTTACAATATTCATCTAATGATTTTATAGTCTTATCATCAACTCGAACCTTTATATCATTGCTTTTTGGATTATCAATCTTAGGTCGTCCAGTTCTTGGACTCATAGTTTCAACTCCTTTCTTATTGAGTTCCACAAATCCATTGTATTAAATGGAACCCATAAAGTCAAGAGATAATTTAAAATTTATAGCACAATACCTCTGTTCATTTGAAATTAGAGGCGCCAAATGTTATAATATTAGCGCCTTAAGTTCTTAAAAGGTAGACATTCATAATAGTTTTAGCGGGCTATTGGATGTCTTTTTTTCTAAATCATTTTTAATTAGATCTAGAATATAACCTTTGACTGTTTTATCTAATTCAATAGCACGTATTCTAATACTTTTGTGTAAATCATTAGACATCTCAATACCTATTTTTTTCATATTTACTCTCCTTTCTATCATATTTGAGCATTTTCTTGTATTCGTTTTTGAATACAAATAAATATTATCACTATTGAGCACATTAAACAACTCTTTTTTGAGTATTTTTTCATTTTATTATGCTATAATAGTTTTCGAAAGAGGTGCATACAATGAACAATGTTGGCAAAAAAATCAAAAAAGCTAGAATCAAGCAAGGTCTAACACTTGATGATTTAGCAAATATTACTGGTATTAGTAAATCTTCACTTGTTAGATATGAAACTAATAAAACTGATTTAACAATCAAAAATCTTGAAATCATAGCAGATGCTTTATTTATCACTCCTGCCAGTTTAGTTTCTAGAAATAAACATACAGATGTATTAACTGATCCATTCATTGAGTTAGTTGAAGAAGCAAGTGGCTGTGAATTAATTTATGATGCTCTTAACAGCTTTTATCAATTTACTTTAGATCAAAGTAACTGTTCATATAGAATTCGTCCAACTGAATTTAAAGAATTTAAAAAAGAAATAATTGAATTCATTGAATTTAAAACATATAAATTGTTACCTGAAGAAGCAAGAACAACTTTTAATCAACAAGATTTAGATGAAATTAATGAAAGCTCCGGCTCAAATGAGTAGGAGCTTTTTTTATATCATTTCATATCTTTTCATCCAAAATAAAAAGCCACTTTTTGGTGGCTTATAAACTATACTAATTGTTTTTCTCTTTCAACTTCTATATGCTCTTTTTCATATTCAGGTGAAATGAATTTTTTTGTTGAGACAATATACTGTAATAATCCATCTTTATTGGTTGAAAAATTAACAAAACCATATTTTTCATAATATTTTTTTAGGCATTCTTTATTTTCACATTCAACATAAACTGAAACACTAGGAACAAGAATATCAATTTTTCTAACATAATCTATAATCAAACTCATTAATATTTCACCAGTAATATACTGATCATTTCCATCCTGATAATTTTTAGCTAATTGACCTATCAGTATGGTATTTACAGGATTGCCAACAGCATATGTAGTTCCAAATGCCGTTTTTCTAAAACTATTGGTCATTTCTTTTGAGATAGAGATAGATTTTGTTGTTATGGAATATATAGCACATATTCCATATGATGTTTGTGAATCCTCCGCCACAACCAAATATGTACGAGCCATTCCCGCTCTTTCAAAAGGTATTGCTTTTTGATGTACAAATTCTTCCACATCATTATTTAAAGGACAAGAAAATTTGGAAAGGAGTTCAAATGCTTTCTTCTTTCCAAATTCATCTATTAAAACTTTTAGTGATATAGTTCTATAATTCAAGATTAAACCTCTATTTGATATTCAAAAGTCTCATAATTTCTTCTCTACTAGTAACATTCTTATGTCCTTCAACTTTTGCAATACGTACCTTTTTTTTGCTATTCATGATATTACGAAACTTAGAGGCGTTATTGTTGTTAAGAACAAATGTATCACTTGTAAAACTCTTTGTTGCCATAATACCAACCTCCTCTTCTCAAAGGTATTATAGCACAGCTTTTAATAAATTTGACACAATATATGTTAAATTTTTATTCAAAAAGCTATTTATATACCGTTTTATATTACTTTATATTGTGCTATTCTACAAAAGTCCAATCTTCTGATAACATGTCACTTTGACTAGCTAACCATCCTAGCTGTACACCGCTTGTCCCATGAAAGGCAATTGCTTTATTACCCATATCAATATGATCTACATTAATAACTTCATCATTAGGTGTTTTGAAAGATACGTTTGTTGCAAGTTCAATGTATTGATCTTTGCCATTCCATCCTTTACGTTTCACTTTCATTCCACGTTTTAAATACTTAATAGCTTCATCAAAACCAAAAGTAGCTTCTCCACCTAATTCAGGACAGTTTTCTTCATCAGCAAGAATCCATCCATCATCAAGAATATTAGATAACGTATAAATAACTCTTTCAGTTTCTCTAATGTCCAATTCTTGGCCATCTTTGGTATGCATGATTACTGTTTTCTTTTCATCATCCCAATACCAATATCCGCCCCATGATGGAAGTTTAATTTTTTCTCCGTTATACATAAGTTTAAACGCTCTTTTAAATTTCATGTTTCTATTCTCCTAACTTTATACATTTATTTTCAAACTTCTTATAAGCATCTAAATAAAGTTCTTTCTTATCTCCGTTATACGTACATTCGAAGTACATTCCATCTGGAAGAGATGTTGATGCTAAAGCTTTACTATTTTGCAATGCTTTGCAACTCCAAACAGCATAGACATCAAAATCAACTTTGCCATCCGTTTTATCAAGATGCTCCTCTGTATATTCTCTAACTATTTTTTTGCATAAATCTAAAAATTCATCTGAACCCATTTTTTTCTCCTTTTTTACTAAAATATTTCTAAAACAAAAGCAATAACCATAATTAAACTGAAAATAAAAAGTGGGATAAGGATTTTCCATAACCCACAAATGAATAGATCAATAAGTTTTAAACCAATTAAAAGAATGAACAATACTTTGATTACAGCTTTCATATCATATCTCCTGATTTTGAGCAAAAAGGAAAAGCCAACTTTCGTTGACTTATTATTTATTGTCCTTGTTCCCAAGCCCATTTTTTTTACTTTATTGTACGCATCAATTGCTTCTTGAGGGACACCTTCTAATTTCCCTTGATAAATCTGAATGCTATAAGGTTCATAGATATCCATGCATTTTTTAATTTCTTCTGGATACTTTATAATTGCAGACATTCTATTTCATCCCTTTCTTGCTTTAATATGTTATTTCTTTTCTTTTGGTTTATAGCAACTTGACCAGGTAGGAATGTATCCTGGTCCTCCATCTAAATATTCATCTTCCTCAAGCTGTTTTAATTCTTCTTCAGTCAATAAATCTTCGAGATTACCTTCAATTTCAATTTCTATTTCCTTATTTTTTTCCTTTTGTGACCTCATTGAACAATCCACCTTTCTTAAAGAAATCATACAATTCTTTATCTTTATCATATAACAATTGAGGATTGCTTACAAAAGTTTCATAGCCAACACTGACATATTCTTCTAATTTTCTATAATCAAAAGCACCAATTTTTAAATGTTCACCTTTTTTTAGATTCTTGTATTTTTTTGTAACATTTATATACGTTTTACCCTGATAATTACGAACAAATTTATCTGAATGTAAATAGATGAAGTATTCATCATCTTTCTTTTTAACTACATATTTAGCGTTAGCAACAACATTTTTCATGATTATTGCCAATTCTTCATTTTCATATAAATTGTTTTTATCAACCAAAGCATGACCTACTTCATGCGCTAAGGTACCAGGCTTTAAATGTTTTTGAGCTACAAAGATAGTATTCACGCTACTATCATATGCTGTTTCTGTATCTGATTGTTTAATAGGAATTTTCTTATTTATCAAGAATTTTGTAGCTTCTTCATGCATGATTTTAATTTCTTTTTTTATTCCTTCTTTAAAATCATCATTATCGCTTTCGATGGTCACTTTTTTCATCATTTTTTCAACAAATTCATCTGAATTGGTAATCATTTCAATTTTTGGTTTATCTTCCTTTTTAGGTTTAAAATTGAATGGTAGCCATTCGTCGTCATGGTATAATTTACTGCCTTTTTTGTTTGATAACTTGCTATTGTTAAATACTTTCTCTCTTGGATAAGCCTTTTTAAGAACATTATCAATACCATGTTCTTTCTTGAATTGAATGTTGCTGTCTTTAATGAATTGAGAACGTTTATCTTGCCATTCTCTAATCTTTTTAGCTTCTTTGGTGGAATCTACACCACATTCATCAAGAATATTCTTTCTTTTCTTCCAAGAACGAATCTGACGCTCATAATATCTTTGCTTTTGTTCTAGCTCGTATTGATCATCATTCCTGTTCTTGTCAAATTCTTCGGTATCGACCAGATTGTTCTTATACTCATAATCAGTAACTTCATAAAAAGAATGTCTACAGTTTGCTCCACCTAGGCCATCAACACGGCCGTATCCCGTTGCTTTTTTAAAATTTTGTAGACCTTTAACTGGTGTGTGTAGATAAAACAATTTGCCTTGCCATTCTTGATGGGATGGTCGAGCACCGCCATGACTTGAAGTCTTGACGATATTAATTCCTAACTCTTTACAGTTGTCCATTTTAAATTTTAAAGAGCTTTGATTGACACCACTCGTAACAGCTCTTCTAACTGCAACATCCATTGAAGTTGTATGATCAGTATAACCAACTACTTCGATACCTTTTTGAGAAAGCTTTCTGATTGATGATTCAATGGCCTTGTCAGCATCATTTCCTGAAACGATTTTGGAATACGCTTCATCACATGCTTTTATGAACTGCTTATTGGTACATTTTCTTGAAATGTTGCAAAGGTTTTTGATTTCACCTTGAGTATCCTTGATACCTTTGTTCAAATTCTTGTTTGACCTGTTCAACATGTCTTTTTTAGAAGTTTGAGCATCAGTATCTTTCAATCTCGAAAAAATATTGCTGACCGTCATTGCTATACCATTCTTTATGGCTGATTTTACTTTGTTTTGAGACGATTTCTTGACCTTTTGAAATTCAGTACCAGAATATTCAAAAAACTCTCTACAGGCTTTATTTTTCCATTTTGGATACTCTTCTTCGATATCTTCTAAAGATGCAAGGTTTCTTAAACGTAAACCCATCCAAATTAAAAGAAGAGTTTCTAATGTGCTGAAGTCATTTGAGACATCATCACCCGACTCTTCCAAAAATTTATCAGTTAACATTTACATCCTCTTCTGTATCGTCATCTTCATCATCATCGTATTCAATGCCTTCATCTGAATTTTCAGCAACTTCTCTTTTTGCTTCTTCTTCACTCATGCCTTGCCATTTTACTTTGTATTTCCATTCAGGCATCAAACCAGCATTGACTTCTTGAAGATCAATATTTCTTTGTTTTTCAGTATCAGTCAAAATACTGTCTCCCCAGTCAGTTTCAACAATACATTCCATAGACTTTGACTTACCCATTCCGATAGCATAAACATTCATTGCATATGCTACATCTTCAAGTACAGTATTCAAATTGTCTTGAATTGCTGAAACAGTATCATATTTTCTTTGTTTTGACGACTTGATTTCTTCTGCAGTTTTATCGACTTGTTGTGGATCACTTAAATCCCCATACGATAAACCACATTCGAACTCAATTCTCTTTAGAATATCATTGAATCCTGCAGCATAATTGGCATCTCTTAATTGAGGAGCATGTACTTTGATTAAATCATTGATGTTTGTTGCTTGTCCTGATGAATTATCGATATCGTATGTTCTGAACAATCTTTTCTTTCCTTCAGGAAGTTTTGGCTCATGGGTGTGTGAATCAATTTCAAATGCATCACCAGAAGCCTCAACAGCCATTTCACCAGCAATAAACTCCCAAATATATCTGCTGTATTGTTCCTCTGCATCTTTAATCAGATTGATTGCCTTGACATAGCATGGTACACCAAGAGGGGACATTTTATCAATTGTATTGATGACAGGTGTTTTAAGGTAAGAAAAAAGTGGCCTGTCAACTCCACCAATCTCAAAATGTTCTTCCAAGTCTTTCCACTCAGGAACAGTATTCAATGGAATTTGATTGCCAAAATCCGTATAGAAATTGTAATTTCCTTGAGAATAATCTTTTTTCATAAATGCATAGTTTTCAAACGTATTTACTCCATTTTCATATTTTTGATATTCTAATCGAGTATACACGTTTTTGCCTTTAAAAATCTGTTCTACAAAGATACCTGCGGTGATTTTCTTTCTTCCATTAAACGTAACAGGAAAGAACTTATCAGCATGTACAACATCAACGAATATTTGATTGTCACTTACATATGGCTTAAAAACAACACCGCCTTCGCCTAAAGCCCATTGAAGATTTTCATTCATATCTTTGATGAATTCTTGATATTCCTGATTGACAAAATCATTTGATATGACTTTTGATATCAATTCTCTTGTTGAAGTTTTAGAAAGTTCCTCACTGATTCCTTGTGCCAATGCTAATGATTTGACACCTTTTTCTTCACTTAGCCAAGGCTGCTTGTTTTCTAAAATCTTATTCCATAAATCAATTGAATTGACCATGTCATTCGACATTGCAATATCGATATCGAAAAATTTATTTATATCTTTTGTTGCAAACATTCTGTTCTTAATCCTTTCTAGAAATTTCTTAATTGCTGTAAACACTAATCATCCTCACCACCTTCATTCTTCTCGACATCAGGAAGATATTTTTTAATGTATTTCCAAATGCCCATGATGTAATATCTCAATGCATCCATACAGTGATCATCTTCCTTAACAGGCTTTTCAACACCATTTTCTATGCTCTTTTTTTCATAGCTGTATATTACGATTTCTTTTAGGAGCATTCTTTGTTTGCTACTGAAAAGTATTTTTTTAAAGCTAATTGACTTTTGAACCCTTGAAATACCCAACTTAACATCATTTTGAGCACTTCTTATTTTTATAAAAGGACATGCTCTTTTTATTTCTTCAGCAAGTCCTCTTGCGCTTGGGTCAATATATAAATTTTGAGGATACATACCGTAAACTTCTTTGATTTTTTCACACATCTTCTTGAATTTAAAAGCATACTCGCTAGGTGTCAGCTGTTTACCACTTTCACGCCCTGAATGATAGAATTCATCAAGTCCAAAAGCTTTTTGCTGTACCAAATTAAGTCCCCAAAATTCAAACACTGTTGCATTCATTTGACCATAGTCGCAAGATGCATCTATTCTGTTAATTCCATTTATTTCATCATTTGTAAGTTCTCTATTAAGAACATGCTGATTTTCATCGAACATATAATAAATGATTTCATCCAAACCGATTGAAATTCCAAGCCAAATCCAGTTGTACATTCTTTCATCGACTTTTTTCATTTCCATTGCTGATTGAATAAGCTTTTTACCAAGCCACTTTTCTGGAACATCTCTATAATCAACATGGATATGAATGCAGTCACTACGTTTTTCCATCTTTTTGACCCATTTAAAAATAGAAGCATTAGGATTTTTAGGAGGGTTGAAGTAATATTCCATACAGAATTCATCATCATTACCACGAACGAAAGTAGCTTCTATATTTGATATTTCATCTTCTCCTTGACCACGTTCAAAAAATTCAGTTAACTCGTCTAAAATAACAAGTTTTATCGGTTTTTCCTCGTCAATAATACCTTTTGTATCATCTATAGAATCATTTCCAGTAAAATAAACCGAATTGCCATTTTTAAGATATGTAATCTTCATTGGATTCTTAGTTATCTTAAACTGTTTTTTCTTCAATCCTAGACGTTTGATTGCTCGTTTGAATTCATTGTAGACAGTCTTAGAAAGCTTATTGTGGAACTTTCTCATGACTATTACCGAACATTCATCTTCACTTACGATTTTATAAATCCCATGAATAGCAGCATAGCTTGATTTAGTACCAGCACGGCCACTGTCCATAATTTTATGAACATGTGAAATATCATTGAAACAGGTCAAGAACTTTGGAATTACAATATCTGAAATATGAACCTGTTTTTTCTTAAATTGGTGCATCATTTATGATTTCAACTCCATCATCTTCTTGATCATTCGTATTCAATTGCTTTTTCAATAGTTCAATCTTGAGTTTTTGCTCTTCGTTGGCCATGTTCAAATGACTTGATAACCATTCGAGAGCTCTAAGAGAATCTGACATTTTAATTGCCTTCCCATCCAATTCATCGGAATCTAAAAAAGCAATATCAATGTATCTTTGAACAATATCGTTAGGATCCAAAAGAATATCAGTATATAACTCTTGCTTTAGTCTTTTAATTTCTTCTTGGATTTCAGGTTTTTTAAACCATCTTGATGCCATGACACAAGCACTGTTATATTTAGCTTTGGGTTTGACTTTTAAATATGCTTTTACTTTATTGTGATACTTTAGATAATAAAGACAAAATAGCTGATGTTCTTCATCCAGCTCACTTGTTTCTACTATCTCTTCAGCTATTTTTTTGCATTCTTTTTTGGTGTGCACACTTTTATTTTGGTGTGCACACTTTTTCTTCTTTTTGGACCACTCATAACGTCGTGACCATGATTTGACAGTATTAATAGTTGTATCGTATTTTTTAGCGATTTCTTTCTGTTTCATACCGTTTTTGTAATCTTTAAAAGCTAACTCGTGTTTTTCCAAATCATGTCACCACCTCCATTGTTTTTTTAAATAAACATGTTATCTAAATGAAATTGTTTAATATCTTTCCATTTAGCAATCTCTTTTTGATAATTAACTTCGATGTTTTCAAGATCATCGAACATGTCTGCAATTTTATCTTGAATTTGCCTATCAGTATGTATTTCTAAATTCATGAATTTAAATACTTCAGGAACAATATTCAATCCCGTTTGATAAACACTTAAGAAAGAACCCATATTCATATTTAAAATGAAATAAAGATATCTAGGATTGATATCTTTATTCTTTAACATCATTACTCCATATTTAGCATTTGCAGGACCTGATTTATTCATATATTGCATTTGGCCACGCGTGGCTGACAGCTGTATTAAAATACTTCCTGCAGGATATAATTTATTTTTCTTCGAACGTTCAATTTCAACTAAGTCTAGCAAATTCATTTTCTTATGTTCTTTCAATTTAGCCTCTTTGTTAATGAACTCATAAATTCTTTTTAATGCATTCGAAATGTCATGAGTATAACGATTATTTAAGTGCTCAATCAATTTCAATTTGCTTTCCTGATATTCTAGAGGTCCTTGAAGTTCATCAAACATTTTAGCAAGTTCCATATCCACGTCATGTATTTCATCCTCTAATCTTGTGATTTCTTCTATTGTTGCTCTTAAATCAATAGGTTCGTGTTCTTCAAAAGTATCAACGTATCTTGGAATATTCAAATTAAAATCATTGTTTTTTATCTCATCATAATTTGTAATATGACTATATTTCAAAAAATCATTATTACTATTGTATGAAGAAACAATCTTATCAATATGCTCTTTTGAAAGTTTATTTTGCTTGCCTTTGTTGACAAATTCTTTTGATGCATCTATAAACACAACGCCTTTTTTATCTCTATTTTTCTTTAAGACTAAAATACAAACTGGAATAGTTGTATTGAGAAATAGCTTTTCAGGAAGACCAATAACTGCATCTAAAAGATTGCTTTCTATTAGCCTTCTTCTTATTTGTTCTTCTTTTCCACCTCTAAACAAAACACCGTGAGGTAGAATAAAATACATTGATCCATTTTCTTTCAAATGTGATAATGCGTGCAAAATAAAAGCATAATCCGCTTTAGCTTTTGGAGGAATACCAAAATCAATGAATCTCTTATCATCTTTAAAGCTTTCCACATCATCAAATTTCAAAGAATATGGTGGATTACTGATTACTGTATCAACTTTGAAATCATCATCCATACTATCAATAATTTCAATATTGCTAAATTTACCATCATTTTGAATTTTGTAATATGCTTTGAATTTATTAGTAAGTACATCACCGTGGCGAACATAAGCATTCATTCCTCTTATTGATAAATTAAAAAGGAGCATCATCATTGAGTTGTCTGATAGCTCCTCTAAATAAAATGTTCTATTCTTATTTGATTGCCACATAGAAATTGTTAAACCACCAATTCCACAACAACAATCAAAAACAGTTTTTTGATCCAAATTATTTGTTTTATTCAATTCACACAATAACTTGCAAATACAATCAGGTGTATAATCTTGCATCATACCTTTTCGATTTGCCTGTTCCTCTTGAAAATAATTAGTGAACCAATCATATGATAAGTCGTTTTCTATTTCTAAAAACTTATTAAATACTTCTTCTCTTTTATTTTTAACGAAAAGAATATTTTTCAAAGCATCATGTAATTGAAACGCCTCTTTAATCCCTAATATAGAATTAATATCATTTGTTGTAATCATATGACTGTCTCCTTTTTGTTTTTGAAAAAGAAAAAAGCTCCCATAAGGAACTTTTTAGCAAGGGGTTTAACCTATATGTCTGAACTGTGATTTTAAATTAAATGGGATTGTTTCATTTCTTTAAAACCACAATAGCATAATAGCATGGAAATAAGGGTTCAATCTAGGTCCACTTTGGGTCCAATTAGGGCTCACTTTGGGTTCAGTTTGGGTCCGAAATGGGTCCACTTTTAATAAAAGATTATCACTTGTGATAAAAAAGTTATTATTTATGGTTTTTAATACTATCTCTAGAGATTTGAAACACTGCTTTCATTTGCTTTTTAGCACCACTCCCAAATAGACATTTTAAAATAAAATGTGATAAAATAAAAAAGCACATACAAAGATGTGCAATAAAAACTACGGAGGTACTAGCAACATGCTATTTACATCAAGCAAGAATATTAGCTTTGGTGTAAGGAAAGGAGCAAGTATTCATGGAATACCTAGTAATGCTCTTTTTAATCTTAGTAGCAACTAAAATGTTGTTGAACTAATCCCACACTTACTTAAAGCTAGTATTCGAAGTAGAAAAAGAGGAAGAATTGCCGTTCTTCCTTTTTTCTTTTAGCATGCTATTTTAATCCCATACTTACGAAAAGCATTGTAGACACAATGATTATTTTTATTTTAATCTTACCTCCGTGCTACATAAATAATATAACACAAACAAAGAAAAAATGGACAGTTTTTTATCGAAAAAAAGCGACATTTAACGAGTTATATAGTCATATAGAGAGTTATAGCGACATATATAGAGATTTATAGAAAATAAAAAGAATGAAATTTCTATTCATTCTTGATACTTTCATAAAACATATTATTCAATTTTTCAAGTGATGGGCGGTGTTCCATGTCAAGATATTTGGATAATTCTAAACACGCTTTTGGAAACTCTCTTTTGTAAGTTGATTTGCTGATACAAAACGATTCTTCTAATGTGTCAATCATTTCATTGTACCCTCTTGAGCATACATACGTTCTAATGATGTTTCTATGTCCTGCGTTTAGCAAATACACTAACGGCATAAATTTATCAAGTTCCATATTAAAGAGCTCTAGACGCTTTGTTAAAAGTTCTCTGCGTAGCATATTAGAAGTAATTTGTTCTCCTTTTGATTTTGAAAAGCCTCCAGGAGCTTCATCACTGTATTTAATTGATTGAGGGCTTGGAATGTCCTCAATTTCAAATGTTAAAGAGAATTTTTCAATATTTATTAGGCGTAATTCTCTAAGATATTTTTTAACTTCATCAATGATCTTCTTTTCTTCATCTGTATATTTCATTCCTTGCCCTCCTGAACTACTTCAATAAATTCTTTTCTTTGTTACCTTCTTCAAGGTACTTTCTTTGTATTTCAAGTTTTTCAATTGCTTTCAAATGCAATTCCTTATCAAAATTAGTTGCACACGTTAAACGACCAATAACGTATTTGATTTCTTGATTAGTCAACTGACAATCATTAAGCTTTTTAATTAATATATTCATTTCAATCACCTTTTTTGAATTTTTGACTACATAAATCAATACCATACACAATGCTTACGACCGAAAGAAAATAAAACATGAGTGAATTTTGATATGATTGATTAATGATTGCAGTGATTATATGAGCTATGATAATTACAGTATAAATCGCTAACAGCTTTGTATTTTGTTTTAAAAGCTTTTCTTTTTGTTGACGGTATTCTCGAAGCAAACCGTATAGATTGCTTATTGTTTCATTTGCAAGATCCAATCCACTAATCAATGCTTCATTTTGTTCTTTTAAATTTTTGCAATGTTTTTCTAAATCATTTTCATCTTCTAATTTAATCTTCTGCATTATTTACCACCTACTCACTTGATTTGATATCAATAACACCATTTTCAATAACTTCTTTTGCCGGAAAGAATTGAATGTCATAGGCATAAGGATTTTCTTTCTTAGCGTTTGTTTGAATACAAGTGTATGTAACATCATTTGACAAATGCGCATAGAACAGCTTGTACTTTCCTTTTCCAGTTTTGATTGTTACGTTTAAATCTCCATCTTCATCACTATCAAGGGAAATTTTCCCCTCAACAGTGAATAATGGATCATTTGTTCTAGTATTAAGAGCAACGACTTTTCTTGTAATTTTAAAGTTGTTTGCATCTTCTCTAATATTCCAATTAACTCTAGATGCTTTTGAACATCCAGTTAAAGCAAATACACTTGCTAATATGATTAATACTTTTTTCATTTATTTTTTCTCCTCCTTTTTGGGAATATGATTTCTTTCTTGATAAATTTCTACTTCTTCTTCAACTTGCTTTAATAAATTCTTTTCTCGTACTAGATCCTTTTCATTGGCATTCGGTCTAGTGATATAGTACTGCAACGCATGCTTTACTGTTTGCAACTTTCTATAGTACGTTCCCATTGTTTTTTATTTCCTTCCCATGGAATTTGAACTGGATAATATCTATTTTCTTCAAAGGGCCTATTTAGAACACCTGCATCGCAATAAAACGTAGCCATTTTAGTTCCTTTGGCAAGAGCATCATCAGAATATAAATATGTATTTTCTAATCTTGTAAAAGTTGTAAAGAAATTATCCCAAACCCACATACCAGGAGTTAAATCTTCAAATTTAAGGGGTTGAGGATGCTTGACATCATTCATCGCATCCTCATATCCTTTATCATATTGTCCTCTATCATAAATTAGAGCTTTTAGGAGTTCTTCTTTATCAACATTTATGCCGACTTTTCGTACAGCTTTAAATACTGAATTTTCAAAATCCTCATCCATCTTTTGAAATAATTCTTCCATTACTATTTCTATTGGTGACTTATACATTCTTCGTACCTCCAAATCAATTCATCAATGGTTTCATCATCTTCGGCATCTTGAAAGTAGCCTCTCATCCTCATGCCGACTAATGTACTGATTTCATCAAAGTCATCTCCACCACATCCATCATCAGAAAATTCTTTTAATAAATCTAATTCAAATTTAGTCATCTTCCATCACCTTCTTTTTCCAATATTTTTTATTCTTTATTTTTGCATAGCTGGTACCATATATTTTATCAAAATCTTTTTCACATTTTTCCAGTTCTTCACATGCCTTATCAAGAGCCTTTTCTAATTGTTTACAATAAAATTGTAATGCTTTATTATAAAGTTTCATTTTTTTGACATTTGATTTTTTCATTCTATCCACCGCCTTATTTTCTTGGTTGCAATTTAATCTTATAAATACTGCTTAAGAAATCTATTCCTTTTTGGGTTACATAATAGTAACTTCCTACGATGGCATTAGAAGCTTTAGCAGCATCTCCCCACTTGACTAACTTCTCCCAACTATCTTTGTACTCTCCGCTAGCAACAAAGAAGTTTCTATAATACTCATAAGTTCTTTGTCCTTTTCTAATTTTGCTAGGGTCAAACCCTAAAGCATGACACATATTGTCAATTTCAAATAATGTATCATCCATCAAATCCACCCCAATTCCTTACATTGTTGGTTGATTGCTTTTAAAAGTTCCATATCAACTGCAGGCGGTTCATCATAGCAAAGATCATAATTTTCAGAATACTCATCATGGTATACTGTTGTTATTTTTTGCTCTTTATCAAACAAAACTACAAATGTATATAAGTATTCTTCTTCATATACGATTGGTTTTTTATAAATAAATCGATCTAGTCCAAAATAATCAAATTTTTCTTTTTTAAATCCCATTGGTTCAAACATTTCTTGTGCTGTCATTATTCCATCTCCCAATCTTCTTTAGGTTTGTCAACCACACCTAAATAGTAATTTCTTAAATAATCAAAGTTATCCATAACAACTTTAGGACAAAATTGTTCGATATATTCTTTATTATTGTCAACAAACGCTTGTCTAATTTTTGTTGCAGATAATCCTGCAAATAAACTAGATCTTTCAAATAATCTATATTCGATATATGGATTAACTTCGCTATCAAACCAACTGTTTAGATTATCAATGCCATCAGAATAATAAAGTTTGAAATGTTTTTGACCTATTCTTGAAACGACGTTGTAATAGAAGTATCTACCCCAAACTTTATCATCTTCTGTTTTTGTTTCCGTTGACCAATCAGGGATTTCATAAACTGAAATCTTGTTTCTGTATTCTTCAGGTAAAGACTCTAATAACATTTCTCTACGTTTTTCAATTGCAAAAGGATTTCTTAATGTATCCTTTTTGTTTTCACTACCTAAAATTACACATACTTCGTCACATTCTTTGCAAGCCTTTGTAACCATGAATAAATGTGCTTTATGTACTGGCTGCATACGAGCCAAAAATACTCCTACTGTTTTCATTTTATATTTTTCCATAATCTTTCAACCTTTCTTTTTCTCTTTTAGCTTTTAAAAGTTTATAACTTTCAACCGCTTCATTTGTAATGCCGAACATTTCTTTTAACTGAAATATCATGATTTCTACGTCACATATTTCTTCAATTAGATTGTTCTTGCATTCTTCTTTGTTTGGATGGCGTAAACACTTATTGATTGCTTGAATAAGTTCAGCACACTCTTCCATTGCTTGTCTTGATTGTGCTTCTTTTCCATAAATTTCAATGGATTGTTTAAAAACTTGTTCTTTAATTCCCATATTCTTATACTCTTAACCTTTCTTAACGTATTCAACATCAACTCCAAAAATATATTTCTTGATGTTGTCTTTCCCAGCCTCTTTAATAGCTTTTTGTGCTAAAGCATAGGATGTAAAATAAATAGTGCCTTGATAGCAAACTCCTCCACTCGGATAAATTGCAACCTTTTTATCAACAAAATCATAAAGAATAAAATATTCTTCATCTTGAGAACTTTTGCCTTTTTTTCCGTATTTCAACAAAGTGGTTTCAACCTTGCGTCTTTCAACTTCAAATTCGCCTTCTTTTTTTGTTAAGAAACAATTTCCAATAGCTCTTCTAATAATCTCACATTCAAAATTAGTCCATGTACTTTTACAAATTTGCCCATAATCTGAAATATACCAATATTTATCACTTTCTTTTAAATCCCATACTGTTTTAGGTTTAGGTGGTGTGAGAAACTCTTTTAGTTTCTCCTCGTCCACTTCGTAGTCTTTGTATTTTTCAGCGATTTCTTCTACTTTAATCATCTTTGTTCATCCTTTCTTAACGATATCTTTCATGTCATTCTTGTAATAACATTCTTCACATACTGCATAGCCAAATCCACCGCTATTCAAGATGATTCTTGATGTATAAGAAGCTCCGTACATGATTTTCTTTCCGCATTCACAACAGGCAACTTTCTTGTTCATATCATCTTCGTAATATGTAGACCCTTCAGGCAATGCACAATCTTCATATTGGCCGGTTTCCAAATCATATTTTCTAGCAAAGGCATGATCCATTGCAGTTTTTAATAAATCAAAATACTTTATAGCATCTTCATGCGTCATATCCTTGTAGTTTGCATCAATTACAACAATATCACGCTCTTTACAAAGTTTTGACCATTCTTCACCTGTCATGAGTTATCACGCCCTGCTACTGGTTTATTACGCATAAAATCATCAAAATCCATATTACAATCCGAGCAGATTTCTGCTTTTTTTGTTACAAGTCCCATGCCACCATCACTTTTCAATCCACCTGCTTGATATGAGATTTTATAATTATTGACCTCTTTGGTTTTAAAAACTCTTTTACATCTATCGCACTGAACAATTCCTCTATCTATTTTCATGATTCGCTTCCTCTCTTCTTTTCTTGGTGATCATAGAAAGTCTTTCATTTCTTTCTTTGATTCTTAAATTTTGCATTCTCAAACGATAATTTTCATTTTCCAGATACGCAATTTTTTTCTTGAGGGGCAAATAATTATCTTTACCCCATTCAAGAAGTAATTTTCTTAATTCATCACACTTTGACATCTCTTAATTTCCTGTTCAATTTTCTTAAAAGTTTGTAAGGAAATGGATTTTCTTCTAAATATTCAAAATAGCTGACTGTTGTTGAAAATCCTTTTATACCATCAAAATTTCCATGTGAGTAAGGTGTAGCAATGATTTTATTCAAAGCAGCTTCAATATCACCATCAACAATCCTTTTATCGGCACTACCCATGCACATTGCATTTCCTGTCAACATATTTGGCATTGCATATTCATATAACTCAGTTTCAGGACCTTTGTATTTCTTATAGCAATAACATTGGATGCCTTTTACGATTTTGTTGTCATATCGAACGATGTAAATTGCATTGGGAAAATTGATTTTGTATGAATGATTATTATAAGTAACATATTGCATATGCTCAGGTTGCTTTATAACGGTATAATCAATACCAGCGCCTATCGTGTTTTCAGAAAACAATTTTATGTTTGCTTTCTCATGCTGATCTTTGATAAAAAATTCATTAAAAAGTCTCACCAGTTCTTCTTTGGAAAGCATTTTGAATGTAATCTTTTCATTCTGTTTGATACATAATTCAGCATCATCTTTTTTGTTGTTTAAACGAATGATTGCTTCTCTCATTACATGATCACCTCGCTTTTTGTCTTTAATGTGTTTGAAAGAGCTGAAATCAAAGCATTTGAAGTAAATTTATAATCACAATCATCTACTTTTCTTTCGACTATTATTTGCAACAATTCCGTATTGTGTCTTTCTTTTTTTGAAACATTGGCCATGATTTCTAGAGCTTCATTTGCCACTCCAAAATTCAAATCAGGATATTCCCATCCTTCAATTTCAATGTTTCTTACGTTTCCTTTAACAAATTGACCATTTATAAATCGATATCCAAAACCATATAGCATTGCTCTTATTTGATAGCTCTTTTTATAAAGCTTTCTGAATTTCCTAGCTTTTCCCTTATTTTTGAATTTGATATACAGGAACTGTATTTCAGTGGTACCTAGATTGTAATAATCAACCTTAGGTTCGGATAATGTTTCATCCGAGTACTCACACCACTCTTTGGCTTCTGCATATATTTCTCTAAAGACACCTTTTAATTGTGGAATAATAAAACTTACATTTACAAACACTTCATTCTGTTCATCGTATAATCCTTCAATCAATGTTTCAAAACCATCAACTGCAAATTCGTTTCTGTCAAAAAAAGGACTTAATATAACTTCTTCAAATTCATAATCGATAACATCTGGAAAAACATGTTCATCTAATAAGTCAATTTCTTGAAAATTTTGTATCAGATCATTAGACTCATCTTCTTCAAATGCAATCGTTAAATCATCTATAGCTTTTGGTGATGTATAGCTTAAAGCGTTGATGAAAAACTTTTCATAGGTGTTAGGTTCCAATTTATCAGGTATATGATCAGTCGTAAAAAACTGTCTCAAATCTGTTGACAAGTTGAACACCTTCTTTCAACTGATACATGATTAAAGCATTACAATGTTCCAATATCGATACAGCCATTTTTGCATTGGTTACTAGAAACTGAACATTTCCTTTTGCAGCCTGTTCTTGACAAGAAACGTCAAGTGGGTGCTTATCTAAATCGAATTTGTAACATTGACTTCTCAAATTACTTTGTTGAATACCATTCTTTTTTGTTGTGATATAGATATTTCCTTCGTATTCACTGTTCGCTGAGTCAATGTAAATAACATCATCTAGCTTCTTAAATACTTTTTCTAAAATCATTCTTGTAGCATCATTATCGACACATCCTATGATTACAGGAACATACCCCTTATCGTCTTGGATGAGTGCAAATAAACTTTCATATGTGCAAAATTTATCATCAAACTCACATTCGATTGGATAAAGAGAGTTGATTTTTCTTGATAATGCTAAAGCCTTATTATCACCAACGTCTTGAGCTTGGTATCCTTGGCGTTCGATATTTTTAGATTCGACTGTATCACCATCTAGTAGCATCATTTTATGTGATGTTCCTAAAAGAAGTTTTGGGAGGTCTCTTGCTAGAAGAGAACCAGTCCCACCAACTCCAATCACATAGAATTTATATCTTGTATAAGCCATATCGAACACCTAGCCTTTTCTATGTTGTTTTCCAGTTACAACAAGAACGTTGTCATCCTCGATATAACTGTATTCCATTGTTCCTGCAAACTCATAATGACGGTGTTGTAACATGATGTCCGTGATTTCCTTTTCTGTATAATCTTGGCCATCTACAAACCCATAAGAAGAAATATCAATCAATCTTCCTTCAGAGTAGACTCCAAATGGATACTTGTAAGTTTTTTCAGTACTTGCTTTTTTCTTAGGTACTTTTTTACCTGCAGGTTTTTCTTCTTTTTTAGATTCTTCTGCAATTTCAGTTGCTTGTTTTTCAGCTTTTGCAACTGGAGCAGGTTGTTGATCAGCTTCTTTTGGTGCTTCTTCAACCTTTTTCACTTCTTTGACAACTGTATCTTTTACATCTTCTTTAGCTGATTCCTCAGTTTTTTTCTTTGCTTCTTGTTCTTCTCTAACCAAATCAAACAATCCCATAATTCTATCCTCCTATTTTGGCCTTCTTTCGCCAACTTCTTCTAGACATATTTTTAAACATTCATTTTCAGCAAATTCACGAATGATAACCAGTTCACACACTTGAATATCGTCGTAATATGCCACATTATTGAGTGCATCCAAAACTACTTTTATGATGTTATCGATATCCGGTTTAACGGTACATAGAAACGTTTTATCTAATAGCCAACCTCTTAATTTTTTAGTGGTCGACTTAGGAATTTCTCTGTATGCAAATATCTTCACCCTCAACGCTTTATCACTTTGATAACTAGTAGTTTTTCGATAGCACATTGCTATTTTTTGTTCGTAATCCCTTGTTTTTTTAGGTGTGTACGCTCTTACGAATTTTCCTTGCGTAGTAAATCTCGGTCTGCCTTTTCCAACGATTGCTCCTGGTACAGTGAACCAAAACTTCTTGTAGTTCGCTTGTATTCCAAGATTAAGCTCGCATTGGGTCGAAATCATCTTCTAATTCCTCTGGAACAACAGTGTCTTCAAGAAGTGCATCCAATTGTTCCTCTTCTTGATAATCATCTTCTACCACTTCAACTTCAGGTTCTTCTACATCCATATCTTCGAATTCGTCATAGTTCGTAGGTTGCTGTACGAGTTCCATTGCTTGTTGATCACAAGCGCTTTTCTTAGGATCCTCTTTGATATTGAAGTAAACTGTCATTGTGATAGTGGTTTGTCCACCGTTTAATTCTGCTTGATCACATGCTGCCAAATAATATGGGTTCCAATCACCAGCTAATGTAATAAATTCATTGTCACGTTCTGCATCCAACATATAGATATCTGGAAATCCTATTTTGTCCAAAATCTTGTTATCTTCTTCAGAAATCCATCTTTGTGTCACTTCAACGATTTTTGGAATCTTGTAAGGATCACCTTTATCAACAGAAAAAACCTTTTTCGACATGTAACCCGCATGCTTGAAGAAATTTCTAACTGCAATCAAATATGATTCTTGACAGCTGAAATGTTCAGCTTTCGCCAATTTCATATCTCCGTTAGGTAATTGTGATAGTTCATAAGGGATTTTTCCAAACTCTCTTAATTCATCATCTAAAAGCAAATTACTTTGAAAGTCATAAACTGCAGCATAGTTGTTACATACTAAATAGAGCTTTTCATCATCACCATAAAATACTGGTGTGTAAGTCTTGTTTTTTCCGATGATTTCTTTCGCGATTGAAAGAAATTTGTAGAAAAACGGTTCTTCATCCTTTTTTATTAGCATTTTCATCTCTCCTTTTTGTTTGATTTATTGTTTTTGCGGTCAAATCTTCATCCTAACGAATGTTTTTAGATAATTGGTAAAGTTAATCATCTTTAAAACAAACACTCGATAGAAACGAAAATTTTAAGTTTTTTATTTTAGACTAGAATTGAATGTCATCTTCCATGATGTTGAAAGGTGGATTTTCATTCATAAAACTGTCTTGTTGTTGATTTTGTGGTTGTTGGTACTGATTTTGATTGTAAGTTGATTGTGAATGATTTTGTTGTTCAGCATATTTATCGCTGTTTCTTGTATCCAGGAACTGAATTGAATCGCATACAACTTCAGTAACATAAACACGTTGTCCTTGAGCGTTGTCATAGCTTCTTGAACGAAGTCTTCCTTCAACTCCAACTAACGAACCTTTGGAACAGTACTTTTCAACACTTTCAGCAACCTTGTTCCAGGTAACACACGAAATGTAATCCGCTTGTTGTTCTTCATCATTTCTCTTTGGTCGATTAATCGCTAAAGTGAAACTTGTAACTGCTGAACCGTTTTGAGTTCTTCTAAGTTCAGGATCACGTGTCATCCTACCAACTAAAATTACTCTGTTTATCATATCTTCTACTTCCCTTGTTATTTTGATTTTGAAGTTTTTGTTCTAATCTCGCTTTTGCTTCTCCCCTGTATGTAAGAACTCCGCTATTACGTTCTCTGACATGTTGCTCATGCAATATCCTGATTGACTCCTTATCGTAACTGCATTCTTTAAATTTTTCGATATTTTTCTTAGCTTCCTGAGAATTGAAGAATCTAAATGGAAAGTTTCCATATTCTTCATCTTCAAAACTAACAATTACGGTGTAGGGTTCAATTAGTTCAATTGTGTAATCAGGAACTTCGATGTTAGAAATGATTTCAAGTATATTTGCTGGAAATGTTGATTGAGTTGATCTTTTGATAATTGCATTTCTAACTTGTTCAAAAGAATAATCTTTTAAAAATTCATACCATGTTGAGAATAGAGATTTGTCATTTATATCCAACGTTGAGCCTATATAAATATTTTTGTAAAATTTCAAAATCTCTCTTAATTCCTTTTTTTCCAAAATTTCTAAATTCCTTTCTGAGAGGTGAGTTACTACTATATATAACAATCTGCCAACTCGCTTTCGAAGCAATGTTATCTATGCACATGCTCTCACTCACTCGTTCTTTACGTTCTTATACGTTCTTTACGTTCTTATATAATAAAGATAGGGTGTACATTTTTTGTACATCCGTTGTACATTTTTTGTACATCCGTTGTACATTTTTTGTACATCAATTTAATTAACTAATCTTGATATTTAGAATAATTAGGTACATATATAGTGGTATCCTTGTTAGATGTTTTATAGTGAATATATGAACCTTCTTTTAGGATTTTCATAAATTTATTAACTGTTACTCTAGAACTCCATCCTAAATCATCTTTAATTTGATCCATTGTAGTAACGAAGGAACCTACCTCGCCATATTTGCTATCAAAGGTGGCATTAAAGAGGCAATACGTGAATAAATGCCATGCTTTAGAATCTTTAAAAATAGGATCCTTCATTGCTTTTCTATACAGTTTTACATAGCCTTTCGTATCTACCTCTCTAGCCATTTCATTGTTAACATCCTTTCTTTTATAAATTTCCAAATTGTGATAAAATATATCTTGCCTATGTGGCAGAATGGAGAGTGGTCTTTTTGACAAAACTTTTGATTTTGCCCTGTTCTCTTATTGTGGGGACAACAAACTGATGCCTCGACAGGTCAACAGGCGTAAAAATAATTGCTCTGTAGTTTTCACTTTCGTGAAGGGAATCACGTTAATAACGCAGTGATGGCACACGCTAAAATGCTAAAGAACTACATCAATTCCCATGAATCATCAACTAACGGGCCAACCTTTAACTAGCTTTTTTTGAAGGCTATCATGCAGAACTGAAACCGCATAAGTGATGATGCGTACATAGAAGCATTATGCGCTATATAGTGTAGTGATTAAGCTTTATACTTTTTCGCTTGCATACGTAAAGAGTAAACAAATTCAGGCAAACGTCAGTAAGAATAGCGCTCTTATTGACGTTTTGTTTTGCCTAGAAAAATATTCTATCAACACTCACATTTGGAAATTTCTTTTTAAACTTCAATAGGAATTCATAGCTTGGAGTTTGATAACCACTCTCAACCTTGTAGTAATACGAAGGTGAAACACCAATTTGAATTGCCATGGCTTTTTGTGATAACTTCTTGGAATTTCTAAATTCCTTTAACTTATCCATTTTGATAAACCTCTACATCGACATTGGATCAAAGTCATCAACTGGAACTGGTTCAGCTTGTTTTTCTTCATTGATGATATCTTGCATTGTTGGTGCAGTAGTTGCTTCAATTGCTTGAGGCTTTTCTTTTTCAGTAGCAACTCCATCAATGATGTTTTCATCTTCAAAATGAGGATTTAAGTTTTCATCTATTACTGCATTATCTGAAGTGATAGCTTTTTCAATTGCTTCAGTTGATAATAAAGCATGTTTTGATAATAATTGACGAAGCATTGTTTTCTTGGCCATTTCATCAAAGTTCTTATACCAAAAACTTGAATATTGCCATTCAGTTTTAGGATCATATTTTCCAGCTTCATAATCAGCATATGAAACTTTAGGATATTGTCCTGTAGTTGCTTCTTTTGAGAATGCTTGAGAGTATTTGTCAGCATGATTAAGCATCTTTTCTTTTGACCAATATAAACGTTTGATATAACCATTCTTCATTTCAAAATAAGCCATGTAACCAACTACTGGCAGATTTTCTCTTACATCATCATCTTGAACAAATTCAAACTCTGGCTTACCAGTTAACTTATTGCGCCCTTTATATTCTCCTTCTCTAATTTCCATAGCATCAATATCAACATATTCGTTGGATCTGATTGCTAATTGAAGATATCCTTTATAACCAATTTGGAATTGTGCTTCTGTACATTTCTTTTTTTTGTTTTTATAAGGGACCATGTAGAAATAGCCTAATTGAGGGCTAGGTTTAAGATGTAAACTTTGCCCTAGTAATGCTGCACTGATGATTGTTTGTGGATCGCATTCAGCTAATGCAGGATTTGTATTAACCGCACTTGTAATTGATGTGATAAATTCTTGTGAATCAGTTGCACCAACCATTTGATGGATTTTAGTTCTCATGATGCTTGAATTGATTAAATTGTTGAATTTTTTGATACCAGTTGTTACTGGATTTTTAGTTGCTTGTTGCATTACACTTTGTACTGCCATATTAATTATTCTCCTTTTGTTTAGTGTTATAATTTACCTCGAAAGTGAGGTGAAATAGTGTCAGTAGTGCTAACAAAATTAGCTGATAAATTCTTATGTTCTACATATAAAACATTTCTAGAAAGGCGTGCTCAAGGTTATTCGTTAGACAGATCAAAACAATTTAAAAATAACTTTGAGCAACGAGAACCATATATTTTAGATTTTAATATCGAAGATGTTGGCGACATTCTAGATGAATTAAAATCCATTGGTTTTGTTAAGGAGTGGGTAAGTGGCGACTTCCTTCTCACAAATAATGCTATTATTTATATGGAAAAAAGATTTAAAAATGGTTTGATAGAACTTACAGATTTTATCGCTAAGTTTATTCCTTAGGACGTTCAGATAATGAATGTCCTTTTCTTGATGAAATAAAATCGCATTTGTAATCACCTTCAAACTTTAAAACTATTTGTGTACCTAGATAATCTGTTTCTGATGAAACAGACATAACTCCCTTAATTTCATGACCATTAACGAATAATTTTCCATCCTTATCTAAATAAACCTTATTCATAATTTCACCTCATAACTTCCTTTACGTTATATTTATTGATTGCTCCTGTTTGTGGGTCGCTAAGTTCTTTTTCAGTTAATTTCACTTCACCGAAATTGAATGTTGGATTGATGCTCTTGATTACATCCATGTAGCGATTTAACATTTGAAGTGCTGCTAAATCACCTTCGAACTCAAACATTTTCTTCCATGTTCTGCCTTGGAACTTTTCAGGCGTTTGCTTGATTTCAGTAACGATATACTTACCATTTACGTTAGCAATCGTTTCATCACCACGCTTGATTGGTGTGTATTTAGGTTGTGTAGCACCAGCTGAAGCTTGTTCTTTAACTTGTTCCATTTCTTTTTGGTGTTGAGCTTCAAGTTCTCTATGTTTTTGTTCATAGATTTCTTTTTGTCTCTTTTCAAATTCAACCTTTTGTTTTTCAAATTCTTCCTTTTGATGTTGAAGTTCTGCTTCTTTTTGTTGAGCAACCGCTTGTGATTGCTTTTTGATGTTGTCTACTTCATCAGTAATCATTTCGGTTACTTTTGGTAATCCCTCAGTATTCAAAAGAGCTTGATATTTTTCTCTTGAAATGAGTTGTTCATCAACATTTGCGATAAGACATGCATTGGTGATTGTTTTTTCAATCATTTCAAGGTTTAATTTGTCATTCTTTTCTTTTTCCATTAAAGCATTGAATTGTGCTTCAACTTGTTCTTCAAATTTCTTTTTGGATGTTGAAGCGTTAAGCCATTTTTCATCAAAAACGAACTGATCAGCATATTTCTTTGAAATCATCTTTCTAGAAATCAACACT